TCAGTTCTTCTTGAGGCGTTCCCGAAGTTCGGCTATTTCCGCCTCCTGCCTGGTTATTAGTTTGTCCTTATCGGCAAGCCACGCCTGCTGACTTGCTATCAGCTTGTCTTTTTCTGCAAGCAGTTGTGTCAATGCTTCTATCTTTTGCTCTAATGCCGCTATTTTGCCCTCTGTTGCGTTTATCGTCTGCGTGCCTTGATAGTTATCGCCGCTGATGACATTTTGCGACACAGGGCTTGTATTTGCGTTGAGCATCTGATTGAAGGCGGCGAACTGCGCCTTGCCGATTGCCTTTTCTTCGGCAAACATCTCGCCGATGCCGTTGCGCAGCCACTCGAAGTTTACATTGAAGGCGTGGGCAATCTTTGCAAAGTAATTATCCGTAAACTTAACTTCGCCCGACAGACGCTTGTTAAGGTTTGAAGGCTCAACACCGCATCTTCTTGCAAATGCGGCTTGCGAAATTCCGATGTGCGCGATAAGGGCATCAACCCTTTCGATTGCGCTTGTATTGTTCTTTGGCTGCATAATTGTTAATTTTAGGGCGTTTATTGTTAAGATGATAATACACGAAGTTAAACGATGTTAAGGTGATAACAATTTTATCAGAAAAACATTGTTATTTTGATAATTGTTACTACCTTTGCAATCGTTGACAGAGCGCAGCGAAACAAACCCAATCAGCTCGCAAAACGCTCAATATATGTTTAATATGCAAATATAGCAATTATAGTCGAGATGGCAAAGAGAAAAACAATAAAACTTCGGCAGGGATGCCAAATTCTTTTGGCAAAGGACTGCGGAGTAGGGGTTGCAACAGTCCGACGCGCCCTGCAATGGGAACGCGACTCGGACATTCAGAACCTCATACGCAAACGAGCACACGAACTCGGATACGTCAGACGCTGGTAACGGACGGTACTGCCGTCACAGCATAAACCAAACAAAAAAGCAAGATTATGAAACAGGCGACAGTAACACAGGTTGAGAAAATATGGCTCTCGAACAAGGAGGCGCAAGCGTACCTCGGCGTGGGCATGGACTTCTTCAAGAACCTCCGTTCAAGCGGACGTATCTCGTTCTTCAAGGTCGGCACAACGGTGTTCTACCGCAAGCGCGACATTGACAAGCTCATCGAGAAAAATAGAGTATGTTAGAGTTAGAAATTCATTTCATAATGGTTTTAAAGACTTTTGTTTCGGCGATATTTTAATCGCTTCGTCGCGAGACGATTTTTCTACACTTAGAAGTCTATTTTTCATAAGGTTATAATTTAAATTGTTAAACAAACATGTTTCAAGCGTGAAACGAAACCTGCGGTCGTCGCGAGGTGGTCGCAGGGTTTTCAAAAAACGCGGAGTGGTGCAAAGGTAAGCACGTGTGGGTCAGATTTCTTTCATAGGGTTAAATACATCGCTCATAATTAGTCAGTCATAAGTTAAATAAGCAGTTCATCCCACAAGATGCAGGTGTCGTAACCGCCTCCGCGACTTTAATTTGTTGTTATTGTTTTTGGTGGAAAACAGTTTGTAGTTGATTTAATTTATTGTTATTATTTGATAGAAAGTTTTCCTCGCTAATCTGCGAAGACAAGCGAGGTTTTAACAAGGTCGGAACGCACGCTTTGAAGTGCTGAGAACTAAATGGATAGGGCGCAGTTGTCTGTTTTTAAAGCTTTAAATATTCTGGATGATGCCGTTTTACTGAATACCTTATGCCCGAGCCTCGGAAAGTTCTTGCGGGTCGCACCGCTTCTGACCACAAAATAAAGACGCTCTTTGAATTATTGACACACAGAAGAAAAGCATATAGGACGGCGCGAGACTGACAATCCAAGACCGCCGCCCGAGGATGCTGAGTAACGAAAGACCTATTAAAGCGTCTCCCGACGTAGCGAAAGCCGTGCAAGCGGATAGAATGAACCATGCCGGACTCTGAATTGCCGGCACAGGCAAAGCGAAAAGGAACGCAGTAGGCTGCGCAATCGAATTGCGCAAGACGACGCACCGCAAAAAGTCTATAAAGGTGCGGAAAACAATAGACAGAGACTTTATTTAGTGTTTGTCATATTATATAAAGAGGAGAGTGCGCGATTGGTAAGGCGAAGTCCTCGGAACTTAATACGAGTTCCGGGACTATGATACTGGTTCGATTCCAGTCTCTCCTCCTGCTTTCTAATTCTTTTTTAATATTGGTTAGTGATTATTATTCAAAGAGTAGTTGTGTGTGCTGTTCGTGAGGATAGCACACATTATTTTTTTAACTAAAAAGAAACGAACGTGAAGCAAACGAACATCTACAGTCACAAAGGATGGCTGAAAGAAATAACAATTCGGGAATACCCGTATTCTTCTGCCGGGGAGATAGCCGCAAGACACGGCGTTTGCAGCGGCAGCGTCTGGTATTGGGTTAAAAAACTGAACCTACAGCAGACCGACGAGACGAAAGCCAGGATTTGGGAAAAGACCTATTGCCGTATCGGTCGTACCGTTAAAGAGCATCCCGAGATTTGGCGAAAGAGTGCAGAAACAAGAAAGCGCACGATGATGATGGAGCGGTTTCGTGTAATGTCGGGGATGCCTCAGAAAACCAAGATACGCATTGCGATGCGACCCACCAAGGCGTACAAGGCGATATGGTATCTGGTGAATATGCGCAACTACTTCCGCGACATTGAGGTAGGTGGCAGGTTCACGCTCTATTACGACGAACAAACGAAACGTTCCGGCAAGGAAGATTACTACACAAAATCCTGTGGACTGACGTTTGAGCAAGTGCAAAGTTAGTTCTTCATATATTATTTACCAACCATTAAAACCAAGCCGACAAGGACGGCTTGCGGGTGTGAGTCCCGCCCGTTTTTGGAGATTTTTGTTTTGATTACTTTGGGATTGTGTCATGGGCACCTGTAAGCCATGAACGCTGCAAGCAAGGAGTGACGGGTTCTTTTCATCTATGTTTGTAACAATTTCAAGCCTGTCATGTACCGAGCCTCTGGGAGCAAAACACACCGAGCAGGGTTGAAATCCCTGCAATCCCTCTATTTTTAAAAACGACTGAAATTATTATGGGAATTATATTTTCATCGGTCATCATAGTTCTTTTGCTCGTCGTATTCGCAGCAGTCACCCAGGCTGCGGTCGAGTACCTCGTTGACTGTGACGACAATAACACGAAAAAGGAGATGTAGCTCATGGGTAGAACAAAAGGATGTCACGACTGCATGTGGGGCAATTGGCCCGAGATGTGCAAAGACCCGAAGCGAGACCCAAAGTCGAACTATTGCTGCTGCCAGTGGGAATGGCGGCATGAATAAAAAACATAAGGAATGAACATAAGCGAAGTATATGAGCGCATCCGAGAACGAGAGTCGGGCGCAAGTGCAGAGTCTCGTACACGAGCAGAACTGCACATACAGAAGATCAAGGAACTCCGAGAGAAGCACAAGACGTTCATCAAGATGCCGCACACGAAAGCGTGTGACCTGGTGAAATACTGCCTTGCCATCGACAGGAACCTCGGTATTAACCGAATACATGAAAATGCGTTCGGGTTTATCTTCTTCAAGTATCAGTAACTAATTCTAAAAACATAAAGCAATGAGAACAAGAACAGCAGTGTGGTACGAAACCACGGTACGCTACGAGCGTTCGAAGGGTGACGAAAACAATATCGCTACGGAAGCATACGCCGTGGACGCATTGAGCTTCGCGGAAGCGGAGCGGAGAATTACGGAAGAGATGGAACCGTATTGCTCGGGCGAGTTCGATGTGAAGAAAATCGCAATCGCTCCGTACAGAGAGGTGTTCTTCTCCGAGGACGAAGACGATGACAAGTTCTTCCGTGCAACCGTCGCGATAATTACGCTTGACGAGCGCACCGGCAAGGAGAAGAAGAACAACGTCAACTACCTCGTTCAGGCAAAGAATATCGAAACGGCACGCAGATATGTCGTAGATGCGTTTTTCAATACGGCAATGGAATACGAGATCAAGCGCCTCGTAGAAACAAAGATACTCGATGTATTCGAGAAGTAACAATAATCATAAAAACAGCATACAATGGATAATACACAAGTAACGGTGCAGCAGAAAAATGCCACTCTTGGCGAGTTGATGCACTCTCCTGCGGTCGTAGGCAAGCTGAATGAGGTTTGGAGCAGTCCGCAGATGGCAAACAGCTTTATGAGTTCGGTCATCAGTGTAGCTAACGGAAACCCTCAGCTTCGCAAGGCAGAACCAATGAGCATTATAGGCGCAGCAATGGTGGCTGCAACCATGCAGCTCCAGGTTATCCCTACATTGGGTCAGTGTTATATCATTCCTTACGGCAGCAAGGCGCAGTTCCAGGTTGGCTACCTCGGCTTACTTCAGCTCTGCCAGCGTAGCGGACAATTCAAGAAGATCCTTGCTGCGCCGGTACACGAAGGTGAATACATCTCGGGCGACGAGTTTGACGAGGATTATGTGTTCGACAAGAAGCAGCGAAAGTCTGACAAAATCGTCGGCTACATGGCAAAGTTCGAACTTCTGAACGGATTTACAAAGGTTGCATATTGGGATGTCGAACGTGTAAAGGCGCACGCCACCAAGTTCTCGCAGGCATATCGCTCGGGATATACATCTCCGTGGAAGTCCGACTTCGACGCTATGGCGCAAAAGACTGTTCTCAAGTCTATCTTGAAGTATGCTCCGAAGTCAATCGAGATGCAGAACGCCGTCACTTTCGATCAGGCTGTGGTAAACGTAAACTCGTCAGACATCCAGGACCTCGACATCGACGCATTTGCACCCGAATACATTGACAACCTCGAAAGCGAGAAGAAGGAAAACATCGCAGCCAAAGCAGCCGAAACCGCAGTAGCCAACGCTGCAAAGAAGGAGGCTAAGGCATGATTACAAACCAGATAATGAAACGTCCGCTTGCCGACTTTACCGTTGAGCAGCGGACGAAAGACGGATATTTCTGTCTTACAGGGTTGCTTAACAACTGGAACCTAAAGATGGGAACCAAGAAAGAGTTAAAAGACTATTTTGAAAATAAAGCAACCCAGGAGTTTGTAAAAGCTCTTGCGGACGAGGAAAATCTACATGGGGACAAATCCCCCTATGTAAAATCAAAGGCTCGTCTCGATCGTGGTGGTGGAACTTGGGGGCATCCGTTATTGTTTATAGATTTTGCCATGTGGTTAAATCCGCACTTCAAAGTCAAAGTCTTAAAATTCGTTTCAGACCAAATGCTTACATATCGCAATGAAGCAGGCGACGCTTATAAGCAGCTTTCTTCCGCCATGAGCAAAATCTGTACACCGCATCAGATGAAACGTTACATGCCTATTCTTGGCAAGGGAATTAATTATATAGTCGCAGGGCATCACGAACATCAGCTCCGCAACGAGTATGGTACAGAGGAAAAGCAGAAAGAGTATTTTGAACTTGAGAAACAGGTTGCAATGCTCGTCAATGAAGGCTTTCTTAAAACTCCAGAAGATGTTGCTAATTATTTGAGACGCAAGTTTCAGAACAAATACTTCTAAGATATGATAAGTACGGAAAGTAATCAACGTGAAATCTCATGGTTTCGTAGCCGCTTCGGAAATTTTACAGGTTCCGAAGTTCACAATCTTATGAAGTCGGGTCGCAAGAAAGACGAGGTGTGGTCCGAAACGGCAAAGAGCTATATGTACAAGGTAGCCGCCGAGCGCATGTTCAACCCCGACTTCCTCAACGATGATGATGTGTTTGATGATTATCTCCATCAGACAAACTTCACCTCCAAGGCTATGCAGTTCGGCATCGAGCAGGAGCAGTACGCCCGAGAGACCTACATCAAGCTCAACAACGATGTCGAGGTGTTCGAGGTTGCATCCTGCAAGCACGATACCATACCGCACTTCGCAGCCTCGCCCGACGGCATCGTAAGAGGTGCGGACTTGAAGTGCCTGGAAATAAAGTGCCCGAACATCGCAACACACATGATGTATGTGGATAAGATACACGACGGTGCATCACTGAAAGAAGTCAAGCCCGAATACTATTGGCAGACTATGGCGGAGATGGCTTGCACCGGCGCGACGGAAACGGACTTTGTTTCCTATTCGCCGTGGCTCCTGAACCCCATACACATCGTAAACATTCCACGCAACGACGAGGACATCGCGCTACTCGAAGAGCGTGTGAAGCTCGCAAACGCTTTCGTGGAAGAAGTTATCAACAAGTCAAAATCCTAAAAATTATCATGGACGTAGTAGGAAAAATCATAGCGGCTCTGCCACCAAAAAGTGGCACGTCGCAGTCAACCGGCAAGCCGTGGCAGGTCAACACCTATGTGTTGCAGACCAACGAGCAGACACCGAAGAACATCGCCTTCGACGTGTTCGGCGCAGAGCGTGTCGAGCAGTACAATCTCAAGGTGGGCGATATGGTCACGGTGTCAATCGACATCGACGCTCACGAATACAACGGACGTTGGTATAATCAAATCAGAGCATGGAATGTCGTAAACCATGCTTCGGCTGGGCAGCCGGCTGCACAACCATCTCCCGCACCGCAACCAGGCACCCTGTTTCCGCAGCAGCCTGCATCAGGAGCACAGCCCGCACCGTCAGCAGGAACTGACCAACTGCCCTTTTAACGTTCGCAAGTACGTTCTGTGGGCGCAAGCCAACCTAAATGCTATCATAGTAGGGTAAGGTAGTTCCCCTGCCCTACAAACCAAGTGAACTACCCACAAGCTAAAGACTTGTGGGCTTCGGGCTTCGCAGAGGAACGGCCTTCCAATAGGTCGGCTCTTACTTCCTCTCCACCCGTGTAATCGACAGCCCCTGCCGATGTATGGTTTAGACCGAAACGGAGGATATTGATAGCAGCATTTACATCACGATTATGATGAGTATGACAAACAGGACATTCCCACTCACGGACAGACAAGTCTTTTGTCTGTTTGTTGATATACCCACAGACATTACAAGTCTGCGAGGAGGGGAAGAAACGGTCTATCTTCACAACTTTCTTGCCGTTCCATTCCGCCTTGTAGGTAAGCATGGAAACGAAAGCACCCCAACTTGCATCGGTGACAGATTTAGCAAGGCGATGGTTTCTTTCCATTCCTTTGACGTTCAAATCCTCAATGCAGATGGTGTCGTATCTCCGTACAAGGGATATGGAACACTTATGCAGGTAGTCGGCACGGCTGTTGGCTATCTTCTCGTGAAGTTTGGCAACTTTGAGCCTTTGGTTTTCAAACCCTTTGCTGCCTTTCTTCTTTCGGGACAGATGCAGCTGTGCTTTTGCAAGTTTGCGCTCATATCTCTTGATGTATCGGTTGTTCTTGAAAGTTTCTCCGTCAGAGGTAATAAGCAAGTCCTTCAAGCCCATATCCACGCCCACGGCCTTGCCAGACTTCTTGATAGGCGTAACGTATTCCTCCTCCGTGAACACGGAAACGAAATACTTGCCACTCGGAGTCTTCGAAATGGTAGCCTTACCGACCTTGCCTTTTATCTCACGATGAACACGGCATTTGATACCCTCCTTAAACTTGGGGATGAAGAGCCTGCCGTCAGCTATAAAGACGCTCTGTGGTACGGTAAAGCTGTTCTTGGCGTGTTTGGACTTGAAACTTGGAAACTTCGCCCTCTTCTGGAAGAAGTTGGTATAGGCTGTTTCGAGGGAGCGGAGGGCGAACTGCAACGACTGAGAATTGATTTCTTTGAGCCATGCGGTAGCTTCTTGCTTCTTCAACTCGGTAAGCGACCTTGCCTGAGCATAGTAGTTGTCGCTCTTACCAGTGAGCCTATACTGCTCTTTACGCTGATTGAGGAAATGATTATACACGAAACGGGTACAGCCGAAGTGCTTTGCCAGCAACTCGGCCTGTTCCCTGCTTGGGTAAAGTCTAAACTTGTATGCCCTGTTAATCTTCCTCATATTACTTCAAAGGTATAAATTATTTTGTAAATAACAAAAATTTTAGTGTATTTATGACATTTTTATAAAAGTCATTGTTATGAAAAACAGAATTTCCCTCGATTTGTCAAATATGGAAGCCTTTAAGGAGCTGACCGACATACAACTTGGCGAGCTTATGAGGGCCGTATTTGCTTATGCTTCCGACGGCACGATGTTGTCCGAGGATGCCGACCAGGCCGTTCGTGTCGCGTTCGCCTTCCTGAAGGCGGACGTGGACGCGGAACGCGACTCATACAAAAGACGCTGCGAGCGCAACAAAGAGAACGCACGCAAGCGTTGGGCGAAGCGTAATAAAAGTAAAAGCGCACACAAGACAAGCACGCCCAAAGATGCGGCAAGTCCTGTATTGCAGGAAAAGACCGCAACGGTAGACTACGAAAAGCTCGTCGCCTACTGGAACCGCCGTGTGGACGAAACGAAGTCCTCAATGGCGAAGGTGCTCAATATTACACCATACCGCAAGAAGCTGATCGAGGAGCGGCTTGCGGAATATAACAATGACAACAAGGCATTACAGAAGGTACTTGACAAGGCTCTCGCAGACCCCTATCTCAATGGCAAGAACCCGTCAAAATGGGTTGCTGACTTCAACTGGCTACTGAAACCCGAGAACTTCTCACGGCTTGTAGAGAGTGGTATTGCTACTCCAAATGAGCCGAAACCGCAAGCTGTGACGGTTACGATTACTGAATCCGATTTGGCAAGCGAACGTCTGGAAGCGCAACGACACAGAGAGGAAATAGAGTTCACACGCGCAGAACAGCAACGTAACAACCTCCTCGCAGCCATCAAAGCTGCTGACAGAAACCCCAACTGCCTGCAAGCGAAGATGGCATACAACGCCTATAAGGACGGCACGCTTGCGAGGCTCGGTATAGAATGGACTCCTAAAACATCAACAAATGGCACTGAAAGACGAAATACAGAAATGGCTAAGCGAGCATCCTGACGCAACAGTTGAGGAAGCGATATGGGCAGGAGCATATATCGAAATCGACTTGTGGTGCAATAAAACAAAATGACAACAACCGGAATAATATTACTCGTAGCCTACGTCGCTTTTGTGGTAGGCTCGTTAGGCTATACAATAGGGTTCCTTCACGGAAACTCTGCGAAATACAACGAACATAATAAGCTTTAGTCTATGGAAACAATGGATAAAGAAGCCTACGAAATCAAAAAGGACGGCATGACGCGAGCTGAACGTAGGGCGTACGAGCGTATGCTGCAAAACAAAAGACAATAATATGGCAAACGAAAACAAAATTATCGCCTACAAAGGCTTTGATAAAGATTTTAAGTGCCGAGATTTTCAGTACGAGGTCGGCAAAACATACGAAATGGATGGCAATATTAAATGTTGTGGTCGTGGCTTTCACGCTTGCGAGTCGCCAATGGAAGTGTTCGACTATTATGATATGCTAACCTCTCGTTTCGCGGCGGTGGAACAATCCGGCGAAATCGACAAAAAGAATAATTCAACAAAGATATGTTCTTCGCGCATTAAAATCAAAGCAGAATTAAAACTTGCCGACATTATCAATTTGGGAGTCGAATGGCTAAAAGAAATCACTATGCCATCCAAGATTAAAGCAAACAACAGTAGCAATGACGGCTACTCCGCTAAGATTGGTTCATCGGGCGACTACGCTAAGATTGGTTCATCGGGCTACTCCGCTCAGATTGGTTCATCGGGCTACTCCGCTCAGATTGGTTCATCGGGCTACTCCGCTCAGATTGGTTCATCGGGCGACTACGCTCAGATTGGTTCATCGGGCTACTCCGCTAAGATTGGTTCATTGGGCGACTACGCTCAGATTGGTTCATCGGGCGACTACGCTAAGATTGGTTCATCGGGCGACTACGCTAAGATTGGTTCATCGGGCGACTACGCTCAGATTGGTTCATCGGGCGACTACGCTCAGATTGATAGTAGTGGTCGAAATTCTGTCGTCATGTGCGCAGGTTTTGACTCAAAAGCAAAAGCTGCTATTGGAAGTTGGATAACTCTTGCCGAATGGAAAAGGATAGGAGATGTATGGAAGCCGATTTGCGTAAAAACAGAACAGGTAGATGGAAGCCGTATCAAGGCAGACACCTATTACAAATTGATTAATGGCAAATTTGAGGAGGTTGAATGATGGCAAACGAAAACAGCAAACCTTATTTTCTTTTGGTTTTCCAGGAGAATGACCCCATGCCATCCATTGTATCAGCAGATGTGATTGCAAAGATGTATCCATACGCTGAAAAAAATGCTTGATATTATAACCACGGACGACGATAGTATGGGCTTCGAGAAGGTAGAGTCCTTCAAAATAGTTACTGCCGAGGAAATTAACTTTAACATGTAACAACAGATATGAAGAAAACAATCAAGACATTTGTCGGTAGGTTGCGCGATGCGTGGGCTATCATACGAGGACGCAATTATGTTTTTATCCGCGAGACCGAGGACACAAGCGAACAAGAGGCGCTCCACACAGCAATCTTTATTCTCGGCGCACGTTGGCTTAAAAACAACGATAACGTAAATTGTTTCTCCCGAGTAGATATGCTGCTTGACTTGCTAAACGATACGAACAGCATAATGAAGCTTACAAAGGAAGCTGACGGCACGCTGACTTACTGCTACGACTGCAAGACGGAAGAAGATTTTAATGACTTAATCAACATGGAGGTAAAGTAACATGGGATACGAAATTTGTTACCTCGACACATACGGCGAGGCATACTTCAAGGTAATAGGCGGCGTTGTGTATTCGCGCGACAGAAAAACCGATGTGTCACCCGACAAGCTCTCCGACTTCCTTGCAATAGCAAAGGAACTTGGATTTAAAACGGGTAAGTTATGAAAGCAATACTGACGCTGGATAATGGGGCGAAGATTGCCGCAGACATCTTGCCCCCCCGATTGGAAAAATCCGCAGACCACGCTTTCAAGACGAATACGAACGCTGGTTTGTAGAGGAGTTTAATAAGGCGCAGCCACACCTGGTTCACAAGGTGGTGAAGGCGCACATTCTAAGAACTTAATAATACAATAATATGACAGAAGAAAGATTTTACTGCGAATGCCCGAGATGTAGCGTTCATAACAAGAAGACGAAGGCTCTTGCAAACAGCCTGAAGTTCTTCAAAAACGCCGAGTTTGGTTTCGGTGAGGACTTTACCCCCGAAATGTTTTTCGACCGTCTTAAAGAAGGCGTTGCAAGACTCAACAGCAATTACAAAGGCAGAGAGATTGAGGTCACGATGATGCGCTTCGGCGGTACAATATCGTACGACTTCAAGGACAATCCTAACAGCGACGCCTGTCTTGGTGGCTTGACTCTTATGCCAATAGTAACAACTATTTACAACATTAACAAGTTTAAAGTCGAATAACATGGGAACAGCATTATTTATCCTTTGTTTTGCCTGCGTTTGTGGTATGTGGTACTTCACTGGTAGAAATTCGATATACAACAAGTTGAAGGCGGACTACCGAGAGGCGCTGAAACTTATAGGCTTACAGCAGGCAATAATTGAAGCCTACATACGTAAATACGAATCAAAAGAAACGGAGCAAGAAAATGGAGAACAAGATTAACATTGCGGAAATACTCCGCGATATGCCAAAAGACACAAAGCTGTATTCGCCGCTGTTTGGTGAGGTGAAATTTAAAGAAGTAGTATCTGATAACACCTTCCCTATTAAGGTGTTATCAAAAATCCCGCTCTCTCCCTTTGGAAGTTTTACAGAAAACGGCTTTTATTACGCCGACAATGAAGACACAGAAGTAATGCTCCTCCCTTCTTGTGAAATGCGAGACTGGTCTAAGTTCTTTAAGCATGGCGACGTAGTACGCAACCCTCACAACGAAATGATAGCAGTCTTCGACGGCTGGGCAAATGATGATTACACAGAGTTTAACACCACAATCAACTACTACAAAGACCACACCTTTGGCGAAGAGGAAGTGTGCGACACAGAATGTTTCGTAAAGGCAAATGATGAACAAAAAACATTGTTTATCGCAGCAGCAGAGAAGCATTACGGCGGCAAGTACAACCCCGAAACGTTGCAAGTAGAGCCTGTTAAGGTTGTTGAACCTAAGTGCCCATTCAAGCCGTTTCAAAAGGTGTTGGTGAGGAATGATCGCGAGAATACATGGTGCGCTAACTATTTCTCACATTACCTGAATAACACTGATTACCATTATGCCTGTATAGACACCGCCTATCGTTATTGTGTCGCCTACGAAGGCAATGAATATCTGCTTGGTACAAACAATAGACCCGAATAATTATGAATAACAAAGAGAAAGCTACAGCAGAATCTGCTACCACAAAACCAAATGCTGATATACTGAGAAGCTGTATAGACAAAGCCTTCAGAGCTGGTGCAAAGAATTTTATATATTCTATTTGGCATGATGCGAGCAAAATGCCAAATGAGGGCAAACGAATCCTGTATATAGTACAATATGGCAATGAAATAGTGGATGTAAAAACAACTATTACCGCCTTATATGACTTCACGCCGTGGGATAAAGTTGTAAGTAATTATGGTATCACCAAGTGGTGCTATATCGACGATTTGCTGCCGGAAGGAGGTGGAAAATGAAAAACTTTAGAGTTACTCGCGGTATGCACAATGTGTACCGTCAAATGACAAGAGCCTTTTATCACGACTACGGCATCGAGATTGATATTGAAGTGCGCTATAAAGAGACAACGCTCTCGCATATGAGCTATCGTAAATTGGCAAAGTTTCGTAAATACGCCAAACGTCGGGCGCTTATGCTCGCAATGATAAGGATGTATTATAGAATGAAAAACCAACAAAAGGAGGGAAAAGATGATTAAACTTGAACTCGACCGCCACGACTTCCTTTATGCAGTTGAGGGCTTCGCAAGAGGTTCGCACCTCCGACAGCACGTTTGGGGAGAAATTGTATATAAGTCAATTCCGCAGATGTCAGACGACGATATGGACTTTCTTTGGTTCTATATGCGACGCGACATCTTCGAGCGATACTTCTACGAGCTGAACGGCAAGAAGAACACGCACTTTGGTTACGAGGACTTCATGCACGCACTCGCTGCTTTGCACAGAGGAAACCGCTACAAGGTAACATTTTACAACGAGATAGGGCACAAGCAGCTCCAAGCTCTCTGCTACCGCTTTGAAGGCGAATATCATCCGCTTTATCTCTACATCGGAGGCAAGGTAGTCGGCAAGACGAAGAAAAACAGCGGTTTGCAATCGTTCAATGCGTTTGTTCCCGACGAGTGGATAAAGGCAGTTGCAAAGCACAAGATGCCCGAAAACGAACACGTAGAACTCGGCAGAGAAGAATGGTGGAACGACTTGGAAATTTACGATAACTTTAAAACGACTTACAATGGCTGATTTTTCAAATGTTAAAGTAGGCGATAAAATTAAGTATTACCCACGTTTGTGGGGCGACTTTCCGCATTTCGCAACAGTTACAAAAGTAACGCCAAAACAATTCGAAGATAGCAAGAAAGTCAGATTCCGCAAATCTGATGGTTGGTGTATTGGTGGCAGTTATATTAATTGTTCAATTGTGACAGAAGAAGAAATTGCCGAGTTTCACAGACGTAAACTCCGAAAAAAAATGCTAACGGAGGCAAGCGTACTTTTGGGCATGGGTAGTTTTAGTCATAAAGTTACCGACGAAGACGTGCAAGCGATTTACAACATTATTAACAAATATAGATAACAATATGATTGACGAAAAAGATATACGAAAGGCAGCAACGTTGACGCACAACCCTGCATTGGATGCAGTTGCGAACTTCGCCGCGAGAAATGCTTTCGCCGCAGGTGTTGAATGGTTTAAGAAAGCTCTTTGGCACGATACAAGTGTAAAACCCGAAGACAATGCTGTTGTCATATACCAATGGCTCGATGATAGAGGCACTATGGACGTTGGTATAGAGAGAGTCTTCCCGGATATTGAATGGGCAAAGTTCGTTGCGTATAACAGAGTCACTAAGTGGTGTTACATAGAGGACTTGCTGCCGAATAAATAAATATCAAGTATATGGAACGGAGATATATAGCCGGTGATTGGGTGAGATATATAGGAGTAGCCTCACCAATAGTCGTGCAAATTATAGAAGTGAGAGAGGAAAAACTTTTAATTGATCTCGGCGAATGTAACTGGTACCTTGCAGACCGCAGTGAAGTGGATTCTATCCGTTTAACTGGCGAAATTCTCGAAAAGAATGGGTGGGAAAAGAGTCGCATATACTTTACGAATAGACGTATTCCAAGAATCAAACTTTGCTCAGACGAAGATGAATTCAGATGGTCTGTTTCAATAAACGGTGACATTATGGGAGATTATATCTTTAATGTTCATCAGTTACAGCACATCTTGTTTGCTTTTCGGATTGAACAAGAAATAGAGGTGTAGGCATGAAAGATATAGACGAAGATATAGACAACTATGTAAAAACTACAGAATATGATTAAACCAGAAGACCTAAGAATAGGCGACCTTGTAAGAGCAAGCCACGATTGCGCATTTCCGAAAGGAACGATGTGCGCTGTTACCGATATACGTCCCGAGAAAGCCTTAAAAGATAAGAAAGGTATCGTCAGTCTAAGCGCTATCAACGATGACGACGACGGACCTTGGGGAGCTTGGTGTTGTTACATTGAAGGTATACCTCTCACGCCTGAACTCCTTAGAAAGAACGGATTTAAGGAAGAGCAGCATCAAAAGGAAGGCGCTTCAGAATGGTACGACTTCTACCATTACGACCTCGGCATTAATGTCGTGTACGAGGTCGAAGGAAATAAGTTTGCCGCCTACCTTGACGGCAAAAAGTTACGAGAAATACAACACGTCCATGAACTCCAACATATCCTTTGGGCGTTGGGGCTGAACGCAGAATTAAAAGTATAAAAGAGATATGAAATTTGGTATTATTGATTTTATGATGGCATCGCTTCAGATAGTCTTCATCGCAATGAAAATCTGCGGAGCAATCAGTTGGTCGTGGTGGTTAGTTATGCTGCCCATTCTCTTGATTGTAGTGTTTAACGTTCTCGTACTCCTTCTTTTCGTTTGTGCAGAGAAGTATAAGTCGCATCTACTCTTCAAGCAGTATGGCACCGACAATAAGTTGGCTATTCGCTTGAAAAAGATGCAGCAGGAAAGGGAGAATCTTATGAAGCAGAAGAATAAGTAATAATGTCTTAACGAAAATATAGGGTATGAAAAAGATTATGTTCAACGACAAGTACGGCTTAACACAAGCCGTACTTGAAGGCAGAAAGACGCAGACAAGACGAATAGCCTATATGCCAAATGAGTTTATTATTTTTGATGATAAAGATTTTCAACTCAAAAAGCTCGACAATGGACAGGCTCTGCTTACGCATCGCAACTACAGGTTTGAAGCCGCCCGCTATAAAATAGGCGAGGAGGTAGCCATTGCGCAGAAGTACGCAGATCTGGCGTATGACGGTGAATTTTTCCGTCTTTTAGGGAAGGTCATATTCGAGAAAGGATGCCACAACAAGATGTTTGTGAAGGCAGACCTTATGCCGCACCGCATCCGCATTACTCACATTCGTGTCGAGCGTCTGCAAGACATCAGCGAGGAAGATTGCATAGCGGAAGGCGTTTGGCGTGACGACAACGTAGAACTTGAAGGTACGACGTATTGGTATCACGGTCTTGCCAACTCCTCGTTCAGAACTGCGAAAGAAGCCTACGCCTCCCTTATCAACCGCATCTCCGGCAAAGGCACATGGGAGTGCAATCCTTATGTGTTTGTGTATGATTTTGAACTAATTGATTAACAATATCAACGAAAATATAGAGTATGAAGAACGTAAAGATTTTTGCCAAGACCATTGAGGAAGAAGCAAAGGAACAGATTGAAAAGATGGCAGCGAGCAAGGCTTATCGCGACTGCCAAATTCGTATTATGCCCGACTGTCATGCCGGCAAGGGATGCACTATCGGCACTGTGATTGAAACTAAGGGCAAGGTCGTACCCAATACCGTAGGAGTGGATATTGGTTGTGGAATGTCGGTGTTCAAACTCGACAAGAAGGACATAAACCTTTCGCTTCTCGACCGCATTATCAACGAATCTATCCCGAGCGGCTTTAATGTTCACGAAATATCTAAACTCGAAGAAACAAATCCGTTTGTATTGCGCCTATTGTGTGAATTGCATAGATACTTACCCGGTTGTTTCGACTTAGACTATATAAAACGCTCGTTTGGCACCCTTGGGGGTGGCAACCATTTCATCGAACTCAACGAGGACGAAGAGGGCTATAAATATCTGGTAGTTCATTCGGGCAGTCGCAATCTTGGTGTGAAGGTATGCAATTATTTTCAGGAGTTGGCAAAGAAGAATGTGAATCAAGGCGACGAGCGCAAACAAATCATCGAAAATTTAAAGAAATATGGTTTGGAGAGAGAGATAAACAATGTTTTGCGTCGCCTTGAAACCGTACCCCCCGAACTTGCTTATCTTGAAGGCAAAAGTCTTAATGACTATTGTTACGCTGTGCAGGTTTGCCAAAACTTCGCTTATACTAACAGAAGGGAGATTGCCACAACCATCCTCCGTGGACTCCAAGTCCTGTATTTGGATAACTTTACAACGGTGCACAACTATCTTGACCCTAAAACGCGCATCATCCGCAAGGGAGCTGTGCGTGCCAATAAAGACGAGCAACTAATCATCCCACTCAATATGCGCGACGGTTCGTTGATATGCCGAGGCAAGGGCAATAAGGATTGGCTTTGTTCTGCTCCACACGGTGCAGGTCGCCTTATGTCGAGAGCCAAGGCCAAGGAAACGCTCAGTATGGAGGAATACAGCAAGGAAATGCAGGGCATATACTCCACTTCCGTCTGTGAGTCAACAATCGACGAGTCGCCTATGGCATATAAGTCTGCCGAAGAGATAGAATCGCTCATAGGCGATACAGTGGAGGTAGTGAAGAGGATCAAGCCAGTTTACAATTTTAAGGCGAAATAGTATAAAAGCATAGAGTTTTAACTAAAGGAGGAATAAGTTATGAGAACAATCAAATTCAGAGGCAAACGCCTCGATAATGGCGAGTGGGCGGTGGGCGACCTGAACCACCTCGTAGACGGCGTGTACATAAGCAACGACAACGGAAATAACATGGCGCAAGTAGACCCTGATACGGTCGGGCAGTACACAGGACTGAAAGATAAGAACGGCAAGGAAATTTATGAGGACGATATTCTTGCGCATAACGGCAAGAATATTGGTTTCGTAGCGAATGATATGCGCTGTTATTGTTTTGATTTAGTGTGCACCAACACTGCAAACACAAGTACAATTTCGTTGCACGATACTGTTGTCAACGATCACGAAGGCGATGTAGAAATTACCGGCAATATTAACGACCCAGTGTAGTTTTGAACATAAAAAATAAATAAAACAATGAGAAAAATTAAATTTCGTGGCAGATGCGAGAAAGAAAGCCGCTATGCTGGAGAATGGATGGAAGGTAATTTGGTGCAATGTGAGGATGGAGCTACATTAATAGTTGTGGCACATTCAGACAATTGTACATCTACATATCACGTTGATCCAGAGACCGTATGTCAGTTCACTGGCTGTGTAGACAAAAATGGCAAAGAAATATATGAGGGAGATATACTTAGATGTAGCATCTCGACCTTTGCAGTGGAGTGGTCTGAAAATCTCGGAGCGTTCACTTTAAGACCCATAAAAGGGAAAATAAAATTTGACGATATACCTTTGGGAGTGATACAGAAATACATCCAGTTTGGAATTATCGGCAATATTAACGACAAGCAAAAAGGAGGCTAATATGCAGGACGTAAAGATAACGTTTAGGGTTCGGGTGTTTGACGATGAAAGCCGCGTTATAATTACAGAGCCGGCAGTCACGGAACCTATAAGTTTTAGCGTTTTCATGGGTATCATCAGAAAACTCGCGGACTTCCAGGAAGAATGGAACGAAGAACACAAACCCGAAAACAGAGAACAATGACACAAGAAGAGATTCAGCACATAAAGAAACTGAAAGACGCAGGGTTTGACTGCGGTAGCAGCAGGTCAATGCTCGAAACTATACAGCTCTTGAAACTCTCAAAAGGAGAAACACGGAAAATTTAATAAAACAAAGAGAAATGAAACAGGCAGATTACATCAGACTGACGGCACAGATTGCCGTGCTGAAGGAAATTGCCGTTGACTACAGCGGCAAGACAATAAACAACATCATACAACAGTTCGAAGCAATTAAAAAGGAGGTAGAGAATGATTAGAGTAGACGCATATCGCTGTTCGCACTGCGGGAAGCTGTTTCTTACGGAAAGACGTTGCGTAAAACATGAGGAAAAGTATTGTAACAAATCTCCTTGCAATATCGCTGCTTGCTATTCGTGCAAGTGGTACAAAGAAACGGAGCAAACTACGACTATTACAAGGACTGGAGTCAATCCGCTGACAGGGTACGAATACGAATACGAAAAAGAGATCCGCATAAATTTATGCTTAAAGCATCACAACGCTAAAATGTTCAACTCGTTTCATGCGTCAGAAAAACTTGTTGAGGATGCTGAGAACGGCGGCTTCCGTATCATGCCGACGATGAAAGAAGGATGTTTGGACTATAAAAAGAAAGAAAATGAAGATTAGAAAAATAAAGAAGGAGTTTAAGATGTCACTTCGTCCGCTACGAAAAAATAGAAGCTACAAGGTGGCGAAAAGACTGCGCAAACTATGTGGTATCGGTCCTTTTTCTGATACGATTAGCTACTCGCAAGATATTTGGCAGGGAAAAGCTTTCCTGCCCTTGCTCTTAACAATAAGGATTGGCAAAAAGCTACACAAGGCATATTTTTCGACCAATTCGCCACTTTTTAACCAGAAACATTAAGTAAAAATCAAATAACAATGGAAATACTCAAAGAAATCAAAGTTCCTACAGGTGAAATCTACACCGCAAAAGGAGACAAAGGCGCGTTGGAGTTTCTGACAGTAGCCGACTACGGAAAAGACGCAAACATCAAAGCCGACTTTCTCGGCATAACAAGAGAGCTGAATGGTGTGCCGAACGGAACGCCGATGCCCCTAACCGAAAAATGGGTGATAACAATTTCTACACAGTACGGCTGCTCAATGAACTGCAAGTTCTGCGACGTGCCGAAAGTCGGGCCTGGGCGCAACGTAACTCTGAACGACCTGCGTAACGAGATAACAACGGCGTTAAGTATGCACCCAGAGGTTAACCATACCAAGCGTCTTAACGTACACTATGCGCGCATGGGCGAGCCGACATGGAACGAGGCTGTAATCGAACACGCACGTTTCTTCTTGCGTGATGATATTATTCCTTACATCGGAAATTCGCTTGTGCATCCTGTAGTAAGCACGATGCTTCCGAAGCATAATCGAGGCTTAAAAGACTTCATTCGTGAATGGGTTAGGGTAAAGAATCTCGACTACAACGGAAACGCAGGCTTGCAGTTCTCCATAAACTCTACCGACGACGCACAGCGAGAATACCTATTCTCGGGAAACGCCTTACCATTGAGAGATATTGCAGAACTTGCTGACACTCTCGTATCTCCGTGGGGTCGCAAGTACGCTCTTAACTTCGCGCTTGCTGACGACTCTATTATTGACGGCAAGGTACTTGCTTCGATGTTTGACCCACGCAAGTTCATGTGTAAGATTACACCGCTCCACCGAACAAACAGCTGCGAAGCCAACCATATTCAGACAAGCGGAGGTTACGACTCGTTTGTGCCGTACAAGAAAGTGGAAGAAGATTTGAAGGCAAATGGATTTGATGTAATCGTATTCGTTCCTTCGTATGACGAGGACAACGGGCTGATTACTTGCGGCAATGCAATCCTGTCCGGCAAGAAGCCGACATCAAGCTACAAGGAGGTAATATTTTAATCTGACAAACAAAAATGAGCAAAAAGAAAATATACATATCATCGCCGATAACTGGCTACAACCTCAACGAGCGACACAAGTTCTTCGCTCGGATCGAGAAAGAACTAACAATTCTCGGCTACAAGGCAGTCAATCCCATGAGTAAACCTTTGTCCGACTCTGCGCCGTACACGGAACACATGAGAGAGGACTTACGCCTACTCCTCGGCTGCGACGGCATCGTTGTACCGAAAAGATGGCGTTGTTCAAAAGGCTGTGAAACGGAACGCCGTGTAGCGGACGCTTGCGGAATACCCGTTGTCGGCGTGATAGGCGAAGCGCACGATTTGCAAATCTTAAACGCGATATAAGCATGAGCACAAGTCAGTTAATGAGCCGCACTCCGGGAAAGGCGTATATTATCGCGCCAAGCGTAAAGCAGAAAGAGAAAATACTAAGGAGCATTGACCGCTATTGTTCGCTGTATTACATCACAATGGGTTCAGCATACAATATTGCTCAAACAGCGATGATAGATGCTTACAACGCAATTAAAGAGGACAAGAAGCTATACCGTCAGCAGACAAAGCAAAGCATCAACAAGGCTCTTGCTGCTTACAACACATGGGATGCGAAGATGCGCTTTGTCCTCGCCGACCGCTATCAGCTTTGGCTTGACCTATCCGATGCGTCGGAAGCGGAACTGAAACCGCTCGTCACAACGCTCTATTACTGTATCGACAACTACTTCTTGAAGAACAAGGTGCCGAAAAGTAAGATAATCGCCCGTATGGAGACGGCAATGGTGCTGATAGATATTGCTGTAAACCTGTTCAGAAACCTGTTTGACAATATTCAGAAGAAGATAGGAATGGACTTGCGCCAGGCGTTTAACGAAGGCAACGCACTGGAGTTGCAACGCAACTGGAACAACGCCATGCAGTCCGTTATAAACGCGATACCAGGGATGCCCGATATTGACATCAACGATGATGCGGACAGCGTTCAGGCGGCGAAGAATATCGTAACGAAAATCTCGAACGAGGGCATCTACGACCGCGCAGGAGAGTATGCGTTACAGGTGAACCCCGAATATAAACCAGAGGATTACGGAGAATAGGTTAATACCAACCGCGCACGGGCAGCAGGAGTAAAATCTTGCTGTCCGTGCGCGGTTTTTTGTCATTTGTCTTGCAGCGTAAACGCCCGACCGTAGAGCAGCATCGTCAGAAAGATTAGTGCATAGTCCGCAATCCGTGTCGTTTCTGAAATGCACAGCGTGCCGTGCCCAAGCCTTATCAGAATAACTCCTGCAAGATACAGGAACGGTATTCGCCACACCCAGCTGAATTTGAAAAGAAAACTCGCCGGCAGCAAAACGGCGGGCAGCACGATATACGCAAGCGCATAAACTGACACAACCAAAACGGCGTTCTCGTTCAGATCTAAACCCATTGACGCTGCGTTATGGTGAAACCAATACACGCCGAACCAGTGTAAAACCATAAGGAGTATAGGTATCGCTCTTATGCCGATTCTGTAAAACCAAAACAGCTTTTCGGCAAGCGTATTTGTTATTGTTTTCATACCGCTAAATTTATCTTACGTGATTAATATATTCTTTAATTCGGCAATATCATCTGTGGTAATGGTTATACTCTTGTTGCTGCCAAACAACAAGGCAGAGAAAATACCGTCAGGCATATCAATAGAGATGCATCCATCGCCTATTGTGCCATGAAGAAGCCCAATGTCAAAAGGTTTTTTCTCCATCGCTTTCAGTATTTGCATCGCGTCATCGAAAACAGATTCCGCATCAACAACTCCATTTTCATCAGCGACAAACAGGGATAGATTGTCAATTTTCTCTTCCCATTTTTCCTTGTTACGACAAACGATATTGTGCGCTGCTCGCTTCATATACACAGAAGGTATGGCAAGCGACGGATTGCCTTTTATCATGTCATCAATTCTTGCGTCTATCCAGGTTTCTATTGACGGCGCAAGACGTTCTTTCAGTTTTTGTAAGTTCATTTCTTGTTCCCTCCCTTCTTCGCTCCTTGAACCATAGCGAGATATTCCTGCCAAGTCTTATCACTATGGTTTGTCATATAATCGTTAAGCATAGCTGATTTTTGTTCCTCTGCTTGTGCTACTTCTTTTCTCAGTCGTTGCATCAAAGATAGATGTTTCTTCAATGCTTCCTGTCCTTGCTGAGTGCTTTCAATACGAGGACGTATGATCCGCAATTCCTCGTCTTGCACTAACTTAGACACATATTGCAAGCTGTCAACGTACTCTTGATTCTGCATCAAGTACTGACGTTGTGCGCCTGTAAGATTGTCTTCAATCTTGTCAATCTCATCCCATAAAGGGGTGGAAGACTGCTGTGCTTGCATATTGATAGATGCTCGCTTCTGCTGTATTGCCTCATACATTTTCTGTAGCTCGGCATCCATCATCTGCGGCTGCTGCTGGCCTGTACCCATATCCAATAATGGGCTGTTTCCAAAATTCATCATAATCAATATCTTTAAGTTGGTGATATGTTATAGAGAGGTGAGAGGGCATCCGCCAACGAGGGCAAACGCCCCTCACCAACTCATTTTTTCTTAGTCCGTCTAACCGACTTCCTTACAGCTCTGTTACGCTCCTGTAGTGGGAGTGGATGTAGCAGCACATCCGCAAAAGTTTGCGGATGGAAGAACTGTAACAGTAGGAGTGCTCTGGAGTCCGAGGACACCATCAATCTTGCGGCAGCACTTCTCGTTCACGTAAGCCATCATCAGCTTCTCCTTGTAAGGAGTGAGGGCTTCCATAATAGCAACCTTCTTGTCGAGGTCACAATACTTTGCTTGCAACGCATCGTACTGGTCTCTCTGATTCTTGTACAGACCGAAGTCCGCATCAATCTGAGACTTGTAAAGACCGAACTCAGCCTGCATTGCACGGCGGTTCTCAGCGTTGATAGCATCTGTAGCACCCTTGTACATAGAGAACTTCTCTGCGATGTCAGTCTCACGCATAGCGTAGAACTTGTTAGCGGTGTCGAGCTTTAAACCGAACATGTCGGTAAGCAGCTTCACCTCATCAGCGCATTCCTTCTCCATTACCTGCAAGGCGGTTGGCTGATTTGAGCTTGAGTTAGCTCCGTAAGTGTTGATGTTTACATTCTCAGGCATGTTGCTGCCACCGAGAGAACCGAAGACACCACGACCATTTCCATTGAGCAAAGCTAAAGCCAAGCCGCCGATACCAATACCAAGGGCTGTTCCTGCCAAGCCCTTGCTGGCATACTCATCGTGCTTCTTCCCCTCTTCGTAGATTTTCTTCTCTACTACTTTTGCATCTGTCATCTCCATAATACAATCTTTTTAAATCCTCAATATTAACTAACACTATTGTAACGTTACACCGCAAAGTTAGCGAGTTACGACGGATAATGCCATAACACGCTCAAAGATTTTATATTACGCTGATAATCAGATATATAAGGTGATAGTCGGTACTATCACGTTGTAAAACATTCTTTCCAGTGTTTGAAGAATTGGAAAGAATTGAAAACAAAAAAGAGAAGCCTCTTTACTTGCTTCTCTTCTGTTTTATAAAGTGGAGAATATCCCACTTCTTCCAGTATCGTGTGTGTCCGCGCTTCTTGCACTCGCCGTTCGGTATCTCGCCGCGCTTTACCATTCTATTGAGTGTTGCATCGCTTACACAGAGCCTGTCCTTCACTTCCTCTGCGCTCATCATCGGGTTGAGCATATTAGGAAGTATGTCCTGGCAAAGTGTTTCTATATCGTCGTCACTCATGCCGCAGGCTGTTACTTTTTCGCCGTTGCGCTGCTGCTCGTCTGCCTTAAAGCACGAATTGGCAAGCGATTGCAACAACGTGCCGAGCATCTTGTAGCCGAAAATCTTTCTCATAGCATTTCTGTTTAACTGAACATTCTTTTGCCGAGCTTTGATTTACAGCAAAACCAGTCGATAGCTCCGTAGACATACAGCAACAACGTGAACGCCATGATTGCGAAATGCGCCATCACCATCTCGTTAGTCGTGTACCAACTCCAATATACAAGATGTATGGAGTTGACACCGAAGTAGTAGAAGAACGGTATGCGATACTTCCAACACAGCCAGAAGAAGCGCGACGCAAGAATAAGAACCATCGGCAGTATATAGACCATGATGTATATAAATGTGTAGCACGCCCAATTTGCTCTGTGTACGGCAAACATCTCCTTTGGATTGCGGCTAAAGTCAAACACGCCGTACATGTGCGCCGTCATTATGAGTATTGGAACCCACTTGCAGAACCAGCGGAAAAACCGCAATATTCTGCGTGAATACTGATTGCCGGACTCTGCCAGCAAAGACATAATCTCCGATATGTCCTTACCCTTCACAAGAGCAAGAAACATCCTTTTATCATCCTCGTTCATAGTGATTTTTGGTTTGACGTAAAATGTCTGTTAGTTCTATTCGATGCAAGTTAGTCATTTTTTCCCCAAGTTGTATGCACTGTTATTTATATTTATATTTATTTAAACACTGTAAAAAACGCAAGTCTTTAGCTCATGGGTAGTTCACTTTAACTCCTTGCCTATCCATCACGGACAGGCAAGGCTCCTGAAAACAAATCACCTTAAACTAAAAAACTAATAACTAACCAATCTACATATTATCTCTTTCTGTGTATCAGCCATAACAGCAGTGAGATTAAACATAGTGCCACCGCTCCGACCGCTATCTTCCCTGCGAACATCTGCGTCCGCTCCCACCATGTCGCCTTATGCTCAACTGGCACCGGCACTGGAATTGAGTCCGCTCGCAGGATAGACTTGTATATCGTGTCAGTCTTGACGCTCACCCTGTCACGCCATTTGTACACATTCTTTGTCTTATATATTGTATCTCCTATCATGTAGCTCTCGACATAGATGGAGTCATGTACGCGGAACGTATCGGCTTTGTAGTTAGTCTTATACAACGTGTCGGTCTTGTTGATTACCCGTTCAAGCACAACAGGCTTCGGAGTCGCGCAGCTTGTCATAACAAGCAGGAGCACGTGCAGCATAGAGCCGATAACAATAGTGAAGCCGTAGCGGCATATATCATCCCACTCAATGCCTGGCAGCTTATACCGCTTCCATTGATACACCTCACGCAGCACCATTACTGGCAGTGCAAGAACGCCTACGAATATAGACGTGATAAACCATCCGATAGCACCTTGTCGGTTTCGCTTGTTCTCGTCGTAGCCTTCATCTACCACATCAAGCTGCGCTGCCTTGTAAAAGATAAAGAGCGTTGTCGCTCCCAATATGATGCAGTTCAGTAGCATCAGAATTTCTCTTATATCCATATCCGTTAATTTTTATTGTTATCCATTGCTTCCTCTACTGCCTCGCCGATGTCTTCGTTCTTCCTCTTGATGAGAGCGATGATAAGGCGTTTTATAGAGAACGTGTTTTTGATTCCGTGTAGTGCGCATACGTGTCCTACAATGCTGTCTATCTCCCAGATGCACCCGAAGCCCAAGCCGATAGCTGCCGTTGTGACGTGGTTAGCCCAGCCGAGAGGCTCGAAAATAGCTAAGCCGAGCACCGAGCCAAGAATGAGATACGTGACGTAGTCCACTGCCTTATTGCATGTCCTTCGTCCAGCTCGCGAAAAGCGGAAGTGTTCGTGCTTTTTAAGGCTCTCCGACACGCCAAACCAGAAATCAGCGAGTATCAGAACCACTATCAGTACGAGCATCCACCGCAAATCGAACAATGCGGTGAGTGCTTCCGTGCTCATGGTGCCTACGACAAATGCCTTGCCTGTGCTTGTAGTGATATTTCCAGCCATTTCTCTGCCTCCTTACTCAATGGTTATGTAGATAGCCTCACCTCTCTCTTCAGCAGCCTTTAGGATAGGGTAGAGCTTGCGGAACGTCGCCGTTGAGTTCAGAACCTGTCCGACCGCCTTGTTCTCGCCTACGAGGATGCAGCCCTCCGTGTCCTTTGCGGTGTTGCCGCAGTGAACCAACACGCCCTGGTAGCCCGGTACGTTGCAGAGTCGTGGCAGTCTGCCCTTGCAGAACTGGTACTGCGGTCTGCTACCGAAACGTGGCGATACAGTCTTCATGTCGACGAGGTATCTACCCGTAGGTATGGCTGTTCCTCCATGCACTTTCATGCCACTAATCTGCGCCACCGACATCTTTGAGGTCAGTCCTCGGTCTGTGTCTTCGAGCGTGTCGCAGACGTATTCTCCATCGACGTACATTTTACCAACGGTGTACGCCTCCTTTCTTGCTATTCTCTTTACTTTGAGTTCCATGATATTTAAGATTTAGATGAATAATGTTACCACAATATTAAGTATCGCGCAGCACTCCACGATAAGCAGCCAATAGCGACGATAGTAGATGCAGAGCGTAGCAGCAAGCACTCCGAACAGAACGGTGGGCAGAGCGTTGATGCTGCACGCCCATGCTACGCTTGATATTGCCGCCGTGATAGCTCCGCACTTGTGTATCGTGCGCTCGCCCTCGTCGAGATATGCAGGAGCTGCGCCCACGAATATGATGCCCACGCAGGATAGGAATGCCATGCACTCCAAGCCGCCTGCCTCAAGCATGAGCGGCAAGAACGACGCTCCGAGCGACGCCATGAGCGCAGGGAAGAGCCAGTCCTTATCTGCGAGATAGTAGACCTCAGACAGCATGGTTGGCACTCGTTTTGCAACACAGCAGCTGAAAACATACAGTGCGAGAGCGATGAGTATAATGATAGCTAATGTCATCATGTTACACCTCCATCTTTAGCTGTGCAGGATAGCCTGCCGTGATGTCATACTTCTCTACCTCCTCGATGCTCGTCAGTTCGCTCACTGCCTTCTTGTGTGCTGCTGTCACGTTAAAGCACTCCAGCGCATACATCTCCAGCGCCGAAAGCAGCTGTATCGCCGTATCGCAGGGAACCTCCATCTTGCTCTCGCCAAGCCACAAAGTCGTTGTCGGCTGCCCCATAGCCTTCGTGATGCTCGTAGAGTTCATCAGTCCGACACGTGTAGCCTTGTCAAGCCACACCACCGCGCCGTTGAGCGAAAAGCCGTTGACAGCAGGCGATGTGTCGTAAGCCTCTATCTTCTTCAATACCTCACGCTTCGCTCTGGCAAGCCCCCTGTTTGTCAGAGCTGTCTTCCATGCAGCATAAGCCTCGTTGACTGCTGTCTCAGAATACTCGCCAACAGGCATTGAGCACTCGACGCACTCGTATGCACCCAACTCCTCGTTGAGCACACCGTCAAGATGCACGATACACACTCCTTCTCTCTCTTCTTTTTCCTTGTACTGGTCTTTCGACACAAACGTTTTTACAAAATTTATTTTTCTCATTGTTTCTTCTTATTTTTTATTTGTTCATAATTCTTTATAACAACCACTCGCACACACGCCTCACGCCATGCGCTCGGCATCAACGCTTGCGCCTTCCTCACTTGAGAAAGAAAGAGATAAAGAGGGAGAGGGGCAAGCGAAGAAGGGAATCGCCAGACCCAACCCAATCTTGGCGTTGGCGAACTGCCCCGTACCGAATAAGTAGCAGTTCGGCTCGCTGACCTGCGTAGCGGTCCACTTGGCGCTTTCATAATTATTAACGCTCACACCGAGCTCGGGAAACTTGAGATTAACGGCATCAACGACATAATCGATGTTTGCCCATGCCAGTTTCCATTGTTCGAGTGTCGGTCCATAACCCTGCCATACCTCGCCGGCACAGTCAACGGTCTTTGAGTAGCAGTAGTCGCAGAACGGTGTTTCGATGCTCCGCTCGTCGCCTTCGGCAATAATTGTTATTGTCGCGACAAGACCGTTATAGGCAAACTTGTAATACTGTGAGTTGCTGTTGTCGAGACCGGTCCGTGGTATATTTTCAAACTGGACGTTTTGGCTTGCCCACTGCTTCCTTGGAATTTGTGAGAAGTTGGCAAACAGATCGATGCTGATATAGATGTCGCCGCCGTAGCGCTGTGTGTCGAGAGTCTTTATACACACGAAAACAAGATGGGTCTTGTCTTTTCCGCTCGCTTCCCATGCGTCCCACGTCCATTTTTTGCCCTCGTTGTCTACAAGCCACACGCCGCTCTCGTAATGGTGATAGGCATAGTTGAAGCGATAAGAAGCGGCTATGGCTTTGCGTGTTCTGCTGTATCTGTCATACTGCTCATACATGCCGTCTACCTTGTCTACGGCGACGGTATAGGACGTGCCTATATTCACATCAAAACTCGCCATGCCCTGCGCGTCCATGATATAGTCAGTCTTCTTGCCGTCTATCGTTACATGCACTGGCGCTCCCTCCCAGGGCTGCAAAACGTCATCTTCGTTGGCTTTCTGCATCCTCACTGTGACATGCTCAAACTTTATCGTCTCTTCAGTATACACAGCGTCAATGATGCGGTTGCCCACGGCAGCGACATGCTGCACGGGGTTCAGTATCGCGCATCCATTGATATAAGGGAATACAACCTTGTAGGTAGAACCTTTCGTTACCGTAAACACGGCTTGCCCGTTGCCGTCGGTCGTATATTGCTGCGGATCTGCTCCGTTGTTGATATAGACGTTCAGAATGATGCCTTCAACGCTGACAGACGCTAATGTGGTGGTCACGTTCACCGTCACATGCTCGTCCGCATCGGTCAGGTTCACGCTTTTCGCCGTTCCCTGTCGGTTGGTGACGGTCAGCACGTTGCCGTTAAGCTCGGCGTTCACTCTCTCTGCTTCTGCCGCTTTGCTGTCCGCGTTGTTACCTGCTTCTGTTGCCACGGCTGCTGCGTCAGTGGCGGCTTTTGCGGCAGAAGACGTGCTGGATATTGCTTCGGACACGCGTTCCTCGCGCTCGGCATCAGCTTTTTCTCGCTCAGCTTCTGCGTTCTGACGAGTTGTCTCCGCAGTTTTTCTTGCTGTTTCGTTGTTGATACGCTCGGTTTCAGCCTCCAGTCGAATGTTTTCGTTCTGCTTGCGTGTAGCTTCTGCCGACGCACGCTGCTGCTCCGCCTCCGTGCGCTCACTCTCGTTAGCCTTGAGTGTTGCGTCCGTCTGCTTTACCGTTTCAATAGCCGTGTTCGCGTCGGTTATGAGCTGCGTTAGTTCAGCCGTCGGAGGCAGGATAACAAGCGCCGTGTTCATCTCCACCGAGTCCTCACCCTCGATAAGCTCGCCGTTGAACGCTGTGTCGCCCGAAGCGTTGTTGTCTACGATGGCAAACTGCTCGTACTCCTTGCTGCGCCAGTCATTGCCGAAAATCTTACCTCGCACTTCGAGGGCGTATGTACCCACTGATACAGCGTCGCCCTCGACACGCGCATTGATGATGTTATCCTCCGCTGTGTCGATAGTGTAGCTTAGAGCCACACGCCGATACTGGTTCACGATGTTTACAACGATGTCCGTGCAGGCAGGTAGCGGAAAAGCCACCTGCTCGCCGTTGACTATCTTCTTAACTGGTATGCGCAACGTGAAATCGTTACCTCTAACTATTTTCTTCATATCTTATTCTTTTGGTTGTTCTTCTTCTGTTGTGGTTATAGGCTCGTCAGCAGTACTTGCCGGGTCGGACTCACTTTCAAGTGTAGGGTTAAAAAACGGCAACTGTTCGCCGTTCCATACCACAGTGCAACTCTTCTCGCCTTTATTGACAACGCAGGTTATCATCGCGCCTTGCCCTCTGCCAAAATATTTGCTGGCATTGTCGAAATCCATACTCGTATATCCGATTGTAGTCATTTCTGTATCACTATCATTGACAACAATAATGGTCTGTCCGACATACGCCATAGCCTCGTAAACCGTCTTTGTGCTCAGTTTGCCCCAGTATTGTTCTTGAGGCATATAGAAAGGTGGAACAATAACAATATCAGACTTAGTCATCGCCTTTATGTTACCCGTAATCTTCACAAAGCAGCCGGTCTTCTCGAAGTCAATCTGGATATTTCCGAGAGCCAGTGCTGGCACGTCTGTAACGTACTCCTTTAGATTTTCAGGGGTAATCTCCGTCATCTTTTTGCGGATAAGTCCCGAGAAAACTCCTGCGCCTACCTCCAATAAGCCTTTCTCATTCACGCTTGCCGTCACCTCGCCGTCGTTGTTTTTGACCGTAAACTTGTTAGCAGTCGCCGTGATAGAGTCCTCTTCGAGGTCGATGCCGGCTCTTTTCAGTCCCGACTCCAACTTTCCAGCCTCCGTCTTGTCGTAAGGCGAAAGACTCCAGCCTCCGTACTCCGTGCCCTCCATTATCATCGGACGGCACACACTGATAGCTCCATTTCTACGCACGGCAATCTCAAGCAACAGTTTAGTGCAGCCGTCCGGGACGGTGAGCGTCGTAGTAATGAGCTTCCAGCCGTTCAAATCAGCAGAGATAGTCGAGGTCTTCACAACAGCCCCCTCCGTGCCGCCGTCATAACGCTTGATGGAGTAGTAGGCGCCGTTACTCGTAAGAGTGACGAGCTTCACCCATACACTGAATACGTATGTCTTTCCAGCCATCACACGCACATCCTTGAAATACAGACCAGTGTTGGTGTTCGCCGTTGCGCCCGAAGCAGTGAACGTTGCGTAGTTTGAGCCACCAACACCGCCGCCGCTCGTTATCTCCACCTTCTGCGAGAGAGACGCCGCTATCTTTGTAATATCATCCCACGGACGCAGCGCAGAACCAACGATGCAGTTCTTCAGGTTCGTGGTCGTTTCCACCTGTAGGGAGATTTTCTCGGTGTTCTGCTCGATTTTCGTCACCTTGTTCTCTGTGTCCGTCTGCTTCTGTGCAAGCGAAGTGATACTCTCTGCGTTCTGCGTTAGAGTAGTGTTTATCTTGCCTATCTGTCCGTCCGTCTCCTGCTTGTTTGCATCTACCGTAGAAGTCAGTCCGTCAACGTTCGCTACGATCTCCGCAAGCGTAGTTTCCTTTGTTGTGTCGCCGTCCTTCACCTTGAGTTTGAACATTGACGCAAGCGCATAAATCTCGTCGCGTGACACCACGAATATCTCCTTGCCGTCGAGCGTATAGTCGTTCACACCCTTGTACAGCTTGATGGACGGAGAGTCGGAGCCGTAAGCTGAGAGATACAGCACCGACTGACGCGCCACATCGGTTGTATTACCCATCTGAACAAGCTCGTCACCCACCTCTGGCTGCGAATCGCCGTAGTTGCCACCCGACAAAGCAAGAATGTCGATATAGTCCGTGCCTACCAGTATCACTCTGCGCCAGTAGTATTTGTTTTTCGCGTTCGCCGTCGTACCCTCCTTGATGTTGAACGTCTGACAGCGCACAAGGTCGTTGACAACAAACGGGTTCGTTATCTCCTCGTCACCTCGCTTAGTTAAGAACGAACAGCGGTAAACGTCATATCGCAATGGCGCAGTGCCGTATTCGGGCAGCAGCGTGCCCTTTTTCAAGAAGTCCACCTTGCTAATCTTCATCGACGCAGGCGACAGGACTATCTCGCCGCCCACACTTTGCAGCTCTCTAATTACGAGTTTTACGAACTCCGCAGCCTTGCGCACAAGCAGGTGGTCTACCTCCAAGTAGCTATCACCACCTCCGTTGTAATCGCCGAGCTTGAAGCCAGAGCCGAGCGCACCCGAACGAAACGCCGCCGACACAACCTCTTTGAGGGTGGCGATGCCGTCGGAGGAGACGCCGAGGACATTGCTGTCAGACTGCTCGCCAAAAGCAATACCTTCCCAAAAGCGGATAAGTTTCTGCGCGACATCCTGTTTTGTCTTTGAGAGAAAAAACTTCGAGCCTTCACTCGCGATATATTCCTTAACCTGTGCAGGCGTAGTGCCGCCACCGCTACCTCTGCCGAGCGCGGTTATCTGTTCCTGCATCTTTTGCAGCGTGCCAGCCTCCTTGTCTTCACGCAGACTTACCTCGTATGACGGTATCTTTCCGTTTTCCTCTTTGATTGTCAGCCTGTCGATGATTATTTCCGCGTCAAGTCCGAGGTCTTCATCCTTGAACGGCATAATGTCGCCCTCCTTGATTGTGTCATGTATGCTCTTTACTGCCCCCGAGGTGTCGGCCATTGCCTCGTCATGCTGGCGAGCCATAAAGATGTCATAAATCTTCGGTGCGTAGGTGTGTCTGGTGTGGTCGTTCTCTATAAGCCATGCAATAGCGTAGCGCAGCAGCTTTTCGGAAGCCGCTTCTACGTACTGTACAGGCAGTTCAATTCCCGACAATACAAAATGATCGCCCTTGCTAATCTGAAAGTCCTTGTACGGGAAATACAGACCGATGTCTTCCACTCGCTGCAACGTGAGCACCCAGCGACCGTTCTCTTTTACGCTTCCCGACACCTTGAACTTTCTGCCGGCACACATTCCGTCCGTCATGGTGATGGAGAAGTCGCTCTGCTTTAAGGCATTGGTGTCGAAGTTTACCTTTTCGTTAAGCTCGACCTTACATGAAGGAACATCCTGCCCATCCTTGAACACGCCGTTGTCCTCTACATTCGTGCCAACCGCGATTTCGTCAATGCGCACGCCGTCCACCTCCATCTCCTTGATTGTCGGAAATATTTCTTCCTTCTTTTCTTTTATGTCTTCCGTATCGAAGAATACACTGCCAGGTCGCACGCCTATGATGTCCGCTGTAGCTGACTCCACCCACGGGCGGTCGGTTCTTGTCGAGAAGCGAAGCTCCGCGCCGGTCGGATTAAGCGATGCGTGCTTATCAGTGTGGCTGTTCCACCAGTCCTGCAACGACATCTGCGGAAATCCTGGCAGCATTAAGCGTGAGCACGCCATGTTGTTGGGCAGATGGTCGGTAGCGTAGTCTTTTCTGTTGTCGGGGAAAGCCTCCTTGTTCACTCCGCTGACAAAATGAATCATCTTTGTTGACTTTACCGCCTCGTAGTATTTTCTTGCGTCGGCTACCGAGTTCTCTTCGTCTGTGCCGCCTGCGACGCGTACCTCGATACGCTCCTCGAAATACGGCGCACGAAGAACCGTTACCGTAGCCTTGACGACAACGCCGCCGTCATGCAGACTTACGGAGTATCGCGAGGAGCCTTGCCCGTCGGAGATATGGTTGGTGAAATACGCCGACGCTTTTTCAACATTAAGGCCACCAAGTTTGATGTCCGCTGCATACCATGCGGTATGATCGAGAAGCTGTATCGTATCCGCGAAGTCGGCCCACACCTCCATATTCAATGTTGCGTAGTATCTATTGGGTAGGTTTTTCTCCGAACCGTATGCCCTCATTCTCGTGACAATCTTCTGGTCGCTTTCTGCGTCCTGGTTAATCTCGACAAGTCCAAATGCTGCGCCGTACTTGAACGTGTTCTGCATAAGCAAGCCCGATGTGTCAACGAATACCTCTCTGTTTCGTGTTATGAAGTTCACGTCGAACTGGGAGTTTACCAACGCAAGTCCTTCCCATACGGTCTGATTCTGTACACTGATTGAAGTTGAGTCTATCTCGGTGTCTGCAACGCCAGTGTCCTCTTTGGTTGTATCGCCACCATATATCTCTTCCCATCTTGCAGCCTCGCAGCCTCGTGTCTGGCTTCTCTTCCAGTTGCGTGAATAGAACTTCCATGCTTTGTCTCCGAACTGCTCGTTCATGTTAGCTTGCAATCTGTCAAGCAAATCGTCAAGTGAGCCGATGTAGAAAACAAAGTCGGGTAGGGCGGTGTAGTGCAGCTGCGCCTCGTCGTTCAGCACAACATCAAGAAACTCCGCTCTTGCCAGCTCGTCGGACAGTGAGTTTAGCTTTATGTCTGAATACTTAAACGAGTCGCCGAGGGCGTTCTTGCGGCCCTGCTTTGCCTTGCCAGGGTCGTAGTTCAGCTCGAAGCGCTCGTTTCTGTAAATCAGATAATCGCCGATTGAGAAATCGACGGGAGCTTCGTTCTCTATTGATACGGATACGGAACACTCTCCCATCCACTCGCCGTCGTATGTCAGCGAATGAACGGAAATTTCCTTGCCGTTGGTGTCACGCAGTGGCGTGCCGTCCTTATGATAAAGTTTCCATTCCATGTCTCTATTTGCTTAATGTCACTTCCGTTACGGGGTCTTCAACTCTCAACACTGTAAAGAACGTTACCACATCTCCCTCGTCGTCGCGGTTCAGGTTTGCGTCGTCTGACACCTTCTTGAGGCGGATGTGTCTTCTTCCTACCTTAGTCCAGTCGCAGTACATCTTCATTTTCATGCCGCTACCGTCGCGTCCGCTCAGGTAGTTCAGAAACTTTCTTATTACTGCGTTAGCCGAGAACTTATCGCCCTTGCAGCACCATTTCACGGTCATATCGTATGCCGAGAATTTAAGGCTGTCGCCGAGATATGAGTCTTCTCCATCCTCGTCTTTCCAGTCCTTTACTACAGGTTCCTTGACCTCCATGCCGATGTCGAACGGTATGGAGGCGCACCACACGTCGAAGTCAGCTACGGTCTCTTTTACCATCGCTCCCGCCTGCTCTTTTTGTATGAAGACATTGTAGTGTTGCATAAATATACCTAATTTTCTCCAAAAATAATAAAAAGCGGATAATTATACAAATTAATATATAACTATCCGCATTTTTAACAATAAATATCCACTTTATTAGCTGATATAGAGCTTTTTTCTGCCGCTTGTAGACACCGCGTTCATCCAATCCATCATCCGATCGAGCTTCTCGTTACGAGCCTCCGCAAGCATGACTATCTGCGTGAGCTGCCCGAGCTGTGCTTTCTGTATCTGGCCCATTTCGGGAAGACGCATCTTCAAGAGTTCTCCGATGTCCTTGACCTGGGCGCGGTTGACACTCACGTCAAGACGGATGGCGTTGACGTAACTTGCGAGAATATCCGCAGTTTCCTCCGTGATATTCTTGATGCCGTTGGTAAGGCTGCTGTCGCCGGTTGCCGAAAGGTCAAGACCTTTGTCTTTCAGGCTCTCCAGTATCGCCGTGATGTTGTACACCGCGTCGTCCGCCTGCTTGTAGAGTTCATCAGCAACGTTCACGACATCCTCGGGTTCAAGTCTGCCTTTCTGCTTGATGGTCGTTGTGAGCGCTTCAAGCGGACCTTCAAGAGCCTTTTCCATAATCTTCTGTGACAGAATATTCTTGGTGAGGTCTTTCACCATATCCCTGGCCTTTTTCTTGTAGGCATCAATGGCGTCCTCACCTTTTCCCCATGCGCTTACAACTGCGTCGGTCAGCTGGCTCGCCCACGACTTCATGTCTACGCCGTAGATGTCCTTGAGGAAGTCGGTTGCAAGCTGTTTGATGGTCGTTTCCATCTCCTTGATTTCCTGCTTGTAGTCGGCAATCTTGTCCTTGTCCTTCTTCTTCTTGCCCTGCTCGGCGTTGAGCTGTCGTTGCATTTCGTCCTTCTGCGCCATGAGGGATGCTTGCTCCGCAAGGAAAGCGTTGTCGGGTTCGGCAAGCGACTTCTTGGCTGCGTTGTAGGTGTCACTTGTGTACGGGCCGTTGTAGCCGATAAGCACGCCTGACTTCTGGAGTTTCTGACCCTTCTCGTAGTTGTCCGTTACTTTCTTGAGTGTCGCCTTCGTGTCCTTATCCATCTCGTATGAATAGACACCGCCAAGGGTGTTTTCAATCGTCGTCTTTACATCGTTGCGCAAGTGCTCAAATTCCGTAATGTTACGCTCCGCGAGCTTTATCTGGCGTTCCTGCTTTGCGTCATGCGCCGCAGCGAAAGCCTTGAACGGAGAGGTAAAGATGCCGACTACGCCCTGAATGACGCCGCCGACATTGCCTGACATAGCGCTTGTCGCGATGGAAGAGATAGAATTGGAAATGCCGTTGAGAGAGTCAAAGAACGCCGTTGCGTCCTGCCATGCGTTACTCTCCGTATCTACGCCGAGTGCGCTTGCAGTGTCCTTAATGTCGTTGAACGCAGCTACAACACCTTGAATATTGGCGTTTATTTTGTCAGCCGCTACGCTTACCGCAGACATGGCTTTCTTGAACTTGTTCGCAGCCTTCGCTTCCTCCTGTCCTTCCTTAATCTTATTCTCTCCCTCTTTTGCCTTCTTCTTGCCTTCCTGCACTTCCGCAGTAGCTTTCGCAACGCCGTCCCAATCACTGTTTTTCAGCGCGTCCAGCAGTTTTGTCGTAGCCTCCTGCGCAAGTCTTTCACCCTCCTGCTTCAATGCTGCGCCCGCGGTGATTTTCTCGTTGGCGTTCTGAACGCGCTGTTCTGCAACGCCGCTCAAACCTGCATTGAAGAAGTTCTTCTTGCCGCTTGAGAGTTTATTCAACTGCTCGTCAAGCTGCTGTATCTGCTTGCCGTACTCGCGAGCGTCAATAGTTCCGTCAGCAAGTGCCTGATTGATGTTTTCGCGTATCTGCGAAGCGATTTCGGATGCCCTGTCCATGCCGAGCTGCGACACCGCTCCAAAGAACGTGATATAGTCGCTGCTCTTGTTGAAGGCTTCCGTTTTAGCGGAGTTCACTTCCTTGTCACGCTGGCGCGTGTAACGATATGCAAGCCCGTTATCGCCCGCCTCCTTTGCTTGTGCAATCGGAGTTTCGTACTTGGCGTAGATGGCGGCTATCTTCTCCTGCGTGCTCGCTGTCTGTGCGATGATGTCCGCAGCCTGCTGCAAGCTCTTGACATAGTTATCCTTTACCAAGGTCGTTATCTTCTGCCATGCCTCAAGAGCGAGAGGTGTGTCCTTGTACAGAACTTTCGCGTCGGCTTCGGTCATTCCGAGGTTGACATCGTGACCGAAGTTCTTCTTGAAGTCCTCCGCCATCTTTCTTGTCTGCTCATCCCATACCGCGCCGTCCTGAAAGGCGAGTTTAGCGAAGTCCAGACTGCCTGTCTTCTCGTACAGTTCCTTCTGCAAGTTCGCCTGCTTCACGCCTTTCTCCAGGGCCTCCTTGAAGTTTGAAGCAACTCGTTCCCATTCGGGTTTCAGCTCCTCGGAGAAGCGCCACTCAAAGTTCTCCTTGTCGAGCTGCGTTCTGAATTTCTTTCTGTCAATCGTCTTGTCGAAGTTGAAACCGCCTTTCAGTCGGGCGATGCTGCCGGAATAATTGTCGAGGTCAATCTTCTTCCAGTCCAAGTCCTTATACAGACCGAATACCTCGTTCTTTGCCTTCGCACGGCTCATGCCGGCCTCTTTCCTCAACTTCTGGTAAGCCTGTCTCGCGGCCTTGAAGTCCTCAAGCTGTCTTTTCAGCTCATCAAGCTCCTTATCCTCCTTGTCGCCCTTGTTCTTCGGAACCTTATTGGATTTCTTGTCCTCGGGGATAAAATTGTACCCGAAGCCTTGCAGAACCGCCTTGTGCAATGTTTCGTAGTCCTTCTTGGCTTCCGCGATGCTCGCCTTTGAGGCTCCACCTTTCTGACGTGACTTCATTTCATTATAAAGGTCTTGCAAAGCAGACTGGGCGTTGTTCTTGGTCTTGTACCATGATCCTTCTGCGATATAGCTTGATATGAGGTCGTAAGCCTTCTGATTGCCTCTCAGATTTTCAAAGACACGCTCCTGCATAACGGTTTTTCCAGTCACCGAGTTTTTATTGCCGCTCGGCTCAAACTTGAAACTCGTAATCTTTTCGAGTTCTTTATTAATTTGCGGTATCAGCCATTTTGCTTCATCCATTATTTGCAGAAGCATGTTCCTGAACCGTTCAGGATTGCGGTTACACCAATTTTTGAAGTCATTGCCGTACAGACCGAGGTGTTTCTTTATCGTATTGAGTATCTTCGGAACGTCATCATTGGCAATCTCGTTGATGTCCGACGTGACATCATTCGCCTTGTTGCCAAGAACCTTTATAGAAAAGCCAATATTTTTATTCCACTTCACCATATTGGCCTGGAATACCGCCCATTTCTGTCCGCCCTCATCTGCCAGTATGCGTATCTTGTCCTCAAGCGTCTTGCCTGCTCCAGCGGCGCCAAGGATGGCGCTTGCAACGCTATCCATCTTTGATTTTGTCACTTCGTCAAACGCCGACAATTTCAGCTGGTACGCATCGGTGGAGTGCTGCAAGTCCTTCAAGTTCTCCTCAATGGTGTCGTTGAACGGATTTCCCGATTTCCAGCCACCCGTAGAACCTATTGCGTCTGCAATCATGCCAGCATCGCCCGACGCTACGTTCTTCGCGTTCTCGACACCCTTTCGAAGGATGTCATACTGCTCATTGAGGTCTTTCGCCTTTTTAATCTGTTCATCAATAGTCTTCGTGTAGGCGTCGCTCTTTATAAGCAACTGCTTCATGCTGTCAATTTGCTTTTTCAGCTCCGTGTCCGTTGTGCCCTTCTTTGCGCCCAGGGCATCATAGTAGTCCTTCATCCAGTCAGAATCTGGAGCCTGCAAGCTCTCCGCCTTCTCCTTTATCGCGCTGAACTCGTTGTAGATGCTCGATATAACCTGCGTGACAGTCATAAATGTCAGTCCGACCCAGCCGCCCACAAAGCTCAACATGCCTTTCAGCTTCGAGCCGGTCATATTCATTACAGCAGCCATTGTACCGCCTTTTAGAATTATCTCTCCCTGTCTTGCGGTTATCTGACCCATAATGACAAGCTGGTCAATTAACTCTTTTGTGATAAGACCTTCCCTAACGGCTTTTTGCATCTGCAATATAGACAACTTACCCTCCAGTGCAAGTCTGCCCATTACCGCCTGTTGCGTCTGCACATCGGCGAGCCAATAGGCTCTTTTCTGAACGTTCTGCGTCGCTATTTCCTGCGTTATCTTTCTTTCGAGAACGAGCTGCTGCTGTTCTATGGCGTAATTGCGGAGCTGTATCTTGGCCTGGTCGTTCAAATTCCTGCCGATTGAACCGATACCCAAGCGCGAAGAAGCAAGACCAAACAGCTTCTTTGACAGGAATACGCTCGCAAATGTCAATAGGGCAGGGCTTAACTTGTCTATCGTCAGAAGCAAATCCGTAGCGCCTTTTATCGCGAACATAAAGGTGCCGCCGATGACGTTTTTGCCTTCCGCGAACCTACTGAGCATGATTTCCCATGCGTCCTTCAACTTGTTCCACTGACCCAGAAGCGTTTCACTCAGCACCAGCTGCATATTGTAGAACTGACCTCCCTCGTCTGTCATCTTCCACAATACCTTCTGAACATCCTCGAAGCTGACCTGACGCTTGGAAATCATCTCCTTGACATCGCTCTGCTTGTAGTTGGTCTTGTTGTTCTTACCCTCAGAGTTGTACAATTCAGTTATCTTCTGCAACAGAGGCAAGCCTGCGTATGCAAACTGACGCAACTCCTTACCATCAAGCCATGAACGCGCCTTTACCTGGCCGTATGCCAAGCCCAATCGCTCGAAGCTGACTCCAAGACCTGATGCAATATCCGCAAGTCGCTTGGTTGTGTCATACAAAGAATCGGCTTCCACTCCGAAAGCTGCGAGCTGCTTGACATCTCGATTCAACTCGCCGAACTTGAACGGAGAACGCAATGCAAGCTCCTGCGTCTGCGCAAAAAGCTCATCCGCTTTTGTGACATCACCCAAAATGGAGCGCAAAGCTATATGCTGCTGTACAATCTCGCCGCCCGTCTGCACAATAGCGTTGAAAAGCGACTGCGCACCGTACACAATACCGCCCTGCAAAAAGAGAGACTTTATGTCATTCAGCGTGCCGTGCATCTTGCTCGCCTCTGCATTTGCGCCCGCAAGAGCTGCCGCCAAGTCGCTACGCACCTTTGCCGCTGACTTCGCTATCTCCTGCTGGCGCTCACGCTCCAAGTCGATACCCCTGCGTATGCCTTTGTTTATAGCCTCCTGTGCCGCTGCGTTCGTTGCTTTCTGGTCTTGCAGCACTCGTCCCGCCAGCGTTGTGTCGTGACCTGCACCGGTACTTCCTATACGACCAACTACATTCTGGCCATCTACAAGCCAAGTGCGCATCTGTCTAAGATAGCGCATAATGTCGATAAGACGATGTATCTCAGCCTCCGCTTTGCTCACGTCGGCTCCCAACGATATGCCGCGGCTAAACTCACGTCTGAGCGCCCTTACCTTATTGCCAAGCGAGTCGTAACGAGCCTCCGCTGCCTTTATTTCAGACAATCTCTGCTTGTTGTCGCGTGCTTCCTGTCTTTCGTTCTTCCTGTCCTGCTTTTTGTTAGCTCTCGTAATGGCATTGTTCAGCTTGTCCTGCTCCGACTTGGCGTTGCCGATTTCGTTTTTGAGTATCTTGTACTCCGAAACCAGTTCCGCCACCGCGTTCTTGCTGCCAATGTCGGCATTGTTGAACTTGTCGCGCATTTCCGTCAGTCGCGAAATGGCACTCTCCGCTCTTGATGTGTCAGCACCGACCTTAAAGCCTTGTCTGGCAGAGTCGTTGAGTTCGCGTATCTTTCTGTTCACCTCGCTTATAAGCTCCTGCAAGCGTCTGTATCTCGCCTCCATTGTTTCGAGGTTGCGGTCGGTTGCTTTCGCGCTCTGATTGGCACCGCTTTGGTCTTTCAGAGTCCTATTCACTCTTTCTTTCCAAAGTTGAAGCTCGTTAAGAGTATCGCCGAATCCTTTGTTTAGCAACTGCTTGCCCGAGAAGCTCTCAATAGTAGTCTTTATTCGTTCTATCTCGCCGCGTACCGCCGTAAGTTTTGAAGTATCCGTGCCAATTTCAAGACTCTTACCCTTTAGTTTGTCGATATTGCCGAGAATAGTGTTTATCTGCTCAACAGCCAATTTCTGCTTACTAAAGGCCGAGTCAACGGAAGCTGTCTCGCTTGCGGTTCTCTTGTATTCCTGAACCTTGCCAGTAGCTTTCGTGTATGCGAAGGCTATATCAGACAGTAGGGACTTGACTTTCGCACCGTTAGCCAAGAGATTATCGTCAGCAAGCATGGTTTCCATTCTTCGCTTGACACCGCGCAGCGTATTTCCGCCAGAGAGTAGCGCTGTGGTGTCTATTCTATTACGTATACCCCTTGATTGCAGGCTTTGAATTTCAGCAAGTTTGTTTTTTGTCGTTTCAAGCTCCCTGTTTAGTCTTGCAGCGTTATTCTTTGATGCGGACAGCGTATTCTCCTTGTCAAAAGCCTTTTCTATTTGTCTTACGTCAGTGATTAGGTTTCTGAACTTTGCGTTATAGGCAGACATAAATGCGTTATCAACACCGCCCGCCGTCTTTCCTGTTTGCAAGTTTATAAGCTCATTACGGAAGTCCATAAGAGCTTTCTTTGCACGGTCAAGTTCGCCGGTATTAATGCCAGCATTGACATTCTTGATGCCGCTAATTTTGTTGAGTTCGATATTGACCTTCTGAAGAAGATGGAGATAGTTGAGGGCGTTCGACAACTGTTCTTTCATTTCCTTCTTCTTCTTCTTTGGGCCTTGCTCTTTATTAATGCTAAGATTTAACGAATTAATCATGCCCTCAAGTCTCTGAACGTCTTTCAACATGCTATTCAGAGCCTTGTGGGAATTATCCTTTATTCCGAGCTGGAACCACAAATCGCCTAAATTTCCGCTTGCCATATCCTGAAATATTTATCGTTTAGATTTTGTTGTTTAAATAATCGGAGAGGCTAATCTTCTTGCCGACAAGACTGCCCTCCTTCTCCTTCTTCTTTACCCAGTTATCCCAAAGGTCGTCCATCTCCTTTGCGGTGTGCTTGACACTGCCGTCCGAGTTGCGCTTCTTGTCTTTCTTATACACAATAATGGGTTGGTCTGCAACCATGAGGTCTATCTGTGCCGAGGTGTAGCCCCACCAGTAGTCGTATGCCTTGATGCCGTAGCGCGTGGCAAAGAGGAACGGGAACTTTTCGGCTAACGAGAAGGCTGCTCCCCAGCTTGTCCTGCTCGGGTAGCTTTCACTTCTCTCTTCGTCATCGTCATCGCCAGATCCGTCATCCCTATCGCTAATATGGTAGTCAGCGAGCACACTACCGACGGAACTTTTTTTTTAGCTGCGTCAACAACTCTCAAGACTTCGATGGCATCCAAGTCCTTGATATAGTACAACCAACGCCAGTAAGCCCAGTAGAAGAAGCGCAGCTTCCAAAAGTTATTAAGAAGAACGATGGCACACAACTTTACGCCACGCTTCCACTCGTCTTCCTCTCTTGTCGTGACGTGCGAGAATTTTCTTATCGCACCTCGTTTAAGCCAACCGATTTTGCGCTTTTTACCCATGAACACAACCGCTTCGGGTTCCGCCTCCAATACGCTGTCAAGAGCTTTCTGTAACTCGTCACTGGGCTGTTCCATCTTCTTTTCTTCCATGTTGTTTTCTTGATGTTAAGTCTTGTAAAAACAAAAGCGGAAAACCGCGACCCTTGATAAGTCCGCCGCTTTCCGCTTCATATTCGATTGCGTTACGCCGCTTTTTGCTTTAAGCAGATACTGCCGCCTTTGTAAGCCAAGCAACGCTCTTCAAACCAGCGCCCTCAACAGAACCACTAAACTTAAATGCGACAGGTTTGGTTCCAGTTTCATCCCACTGCATAGTTGCATAGAGCGAAAGGTTTGTGATAACCATCAAGTTGTCCTTTGTTTCGTCAACGATACAGATTGTGCCGGTCATCTTAAACTTCTTTGTTTCCAATGCGGTGCCAGTATAACCTGTTGTAACATCAAGAGCTGCATCACCAGAACCTTTGATAGTAAACTTGGTGATGTCGCCAACAGCATCCTCGCCAAACATTGCAGAGAGCAAATCTTTTGCCTTGGAAGGCACAACCATCTCTACGTTAAAGTCTCCAAGTTCTGCGGTAGTCGCCCAATCGCCGCCAAGACCTATTACCTTGTAGTGGTTGACGGTCGGGTCTTCCATTGTCGCCTTCAGTGAGTCAACCTCCACGGGAAGCTCCAATTCTGGAGTAAACTCGATTGTTGGCTTTGACAGGTCAATCATACCCTTTGAATACAAGATGCTCTTAGGGCCTACAAATCGGTCTTTGAGCTCAAGAATTTTCTTCATTGCCATAATTTAATACTTTTTTAGTTAAACCTTATTTTGTGTTATTTGGTTCTTAACAAACCTTGCACTATCGTTACCGAGAAACCGTCGCCGTCATCTGTTTGCAGAGTGACGCGAGGCTTGGTCACGATGATGTTGTCTGTTGAGATTGGAAACTTTGTCATTACCGCACCGACTTTTTCAGATACCGCAGATACGTTTAACGTATTGGGGTTCCTTGCGGATGTCTTGTCACGGACATATATCTCTATCTGCGCGGTAGTTGTATAGTCGTTGAAACTGCCGTCGTCGTTCATCTCATTGTTGTAGATGCTCGACGGGAAAGACACAACGATATAGCTGTCGGGCCTGTCGCAGACAGACTTCGGGCGGTTTCTTGGATAAACCTTGTCGCAAATGCCTTTTACGGCATTGCCAACATCGTAGTATAGTGTCTTTATGCTTATCATATATAGCAAATTTTTTCAATCTGCGGCATGGCGTCACGTACACTGGTCAAGACATCGTGCCCCATCTTGTCTTGCACATAGTCTGCGTAAACCATTGGCGCAACGACAATTAGAGAGTATGTGTCCCTTTTCCACGGTTTCATCGACTTCAATTTCTGAATAGCGGCTTGTCTTCCATCAACATGTCCTGGACCGATATTGCCTATGTACTTGCCAGGTTCTCCACTCTTGGTCGGGAAGACTGGTACATCATCCCACCATCGTGTTACAGACAATTTTTCTCCGGGACTGAGAGATACTCTTACTGGCTTTTCTATTCCCATGTCCGCAGCACCAACAACCCTAACAAGTTCGCCCCTGTAGTAGATACCGACTGCAAACGAGTTTATGAGGTTTCCTGTAACAGAAATGAAATCTCTTTCAGCATACGCTGTCCTCAACACCTCTGTGGCCATCTTCTCCATGTTTTCGAGCATCATCTCTTTTGTGTACTCTTTCACATTTCTGAAAAGACGGAAAAAGAGCTGGTCGGAATATTTGCCGTGAACTGATTTTAAAACCGCCATACGCTAAACCCTTGTAAAGTCCCAATAAACAACAGTTCTATTATTGTCAGGCTCGCAGTCATTCACCATTCCGACCTCGGTGTTGTTGCCGACCGTTGCGTAAATCATGTCGCCATCAAGAGGACATCTACCGGCATCCCATTCGTCATATCTGACAGGAATTGATGCCTTCCTCTTGTTCTCGTCAACATTCTTGCCGCCCTCGGTAGTCGTATCGGTATAGCTGCGGCCCTCGCCTTCGTAGATTACAATCTCCGTATCCTCGCCGACCTTTGCGTCGTCATCCGCGAACGGGTCGTTCTCGTCCGCCTTGCCGACAAGCGCCCTAACGATTTTTATCGTGTGAGGGTATCTCGGGTTCTTGATGTTCGCCTTTCTCATACATCTTTATTTTATAATGTGAGGAAGCGGGCATCCGAACGCCGAAATGTCGGCACGCTTCACGCCATGAGAGGTTATTCTGAACGACGACTTCTTCTTTAACATCGAACTTGGCTCAAGCTTCGCATAGATTGCGTTGGCTTCCGCCTTGAGTTCCGCACGGTCACGCTCGGATATTTCAAAACCACCTTCCGTATGGCTCCATCCGTTATCGGAGTCGGAAGTGTTGTTCATCTTGCTCGGGCCGAGAACAAGCCATTTTAGAATGTCTGCATAGGCAAGGCGAACATCGGCGGGATTGGCGTCTACATACGCCATGTTTCCGTCAAGCGCTCTTTCAATGAGGATTGTACGCACCGTGTCCTCGGGTATGCTGAAACGTACCTTGCTGAACAGTGCGTCCTCCAGTGTGTGAATTTTATTGCCTTTATCCATAATGCCTATTCTGTCGTTAAATTCAGAGATTGTTTACGCTATCCGTCCAAGTGCAGCCGATTGCAGCCACAGGAGGACGGATAGCTTTTATGTTTAGGCAGCTACGCCTTCGCCCTTCTTGGTGATGTCGATAATCCAACGGTACGGGAAGTCGAGCATCGCCGGTACTGCGGCAAACATGAGGTCGGTATGCCACTCCATGTAGTCGCCGTTGGCGATTGTAGAGTTGCAGAGCAGGCCGAGACCCTTGTTCGTCTGCGCGAACACCTTCTGAACGATATTGTTTCCGTACTTCTCGAACATCGGCTTGTCAGCAACCTGCTTGCGCTCGTACTCGAAAGCATTACCGGCAGGACGGAGAACAACGATGTTGTCATCCCAGCCCTTAACCTTGACAACCGAGCCGTCGAACTTGAGGTTGCGCTCCTCCTCGTCGATAATCTCGATGCGTGAGATACCCTGGATGTCGGCGAACGCCTTGAGGAACATCTCTGTGTTCACGCCGTAGTCCTCAACATAAGCAACATAGTGGGCCTTACACCAGTTGATGTACAGCTCCTTAATCTGCTTGTTACCAAGGAAGGTGTTGTAGAAGGTGTCGTAGGTCATCTGCCATACGAGGGCAAGGCGGTTCTGACCGAACTCCTTGCGCCACTCGCTCTCAATCTTGCGCATCTGTTCGAGGATGTTGCAGTCAACGTTAGCCCATTCGAGCTTGCCGCACTTTCTGAAATTCTCCTTCGGAATCGGCACCTTGTGAAGCGGAATCTGGATACCACGGGCGATGCCTGTATAGTCAAGCTCGCCGGTTGTAGCCAGCTTTGCCACCATGTAGTTCATGGTCATGTCAAGAGAGTCCATCAACTCCTGGGTGTCATTGCGCCACTGCTTTACGAGGTCGCGGTCGTTACCAAACTCCTCAAACTGCTTCTCGCGGTAGTTGCGCTCCTCTGCGGTTTCCTTGAAGCCGTCGGTAATGAAGTCGGGAATAGTGGCAGAATAAACTGCCAATGCACCCTTGTCCTTCTGGAACGAACCTGCGAGCGGAGCACGGAGGTTAGCGAGCGTTGCAGCGTGCAAAGCGGATGCCTCCACTGAGAATGTAGCCACGCCCTTATGGTTGGTAGGCGTGAGGTCGGGCGCGATAGTACCCTGCGTGAGATACCAGCCGTAGTTTACATGGAAGATGTCCTTCTTGTCGATAAACTTCTGCAAGTATCTTGTATTCTCGGGGTCGCTGAAGAAACGCGCCTTTCGGGAATTATTAAAATCAAACTTTGGCATATCTTTTCGTTTTTGTGTTGTGTGTTTTTCCGATTAGTTCTCTGCGTACCACCACTCTGCGTAGCGGCTCTTGTTCATCGCCTCTACAGCCGGCGGGATCGGACTCATGCGCGACTTCCACATAACCACGTCAGTGCCGAGCATACAGAAGTCGTTGAGGTAGCGCGGAGCATAGAACTTGTCACTGCCAGCCAATGCGTGGAACGGCATGTCAACGTCGCATGGAGCAAAGCAGTTCGGGTTAGTAACCATAGCGGAAACAGTTGCGCCTGCCTTTTCCGCCTCCACGAGAACCGTACCGACGGTAAGGGAGCCGAGAGTTTCTGCGAGTGTAACCTTCCAAACATCCTTGCCGTCCTGCACGTCATTTTCAACCGCAGTAACGAGCACACCCTTACCCTTTGTCTTGAAGTCCTTCGGACCAACCATGAGATTGTCACCCACAAACGGAATGTGGTGATAGCCGTCGCGTGTGATGTAGATGGCTGTATCCGTAGCAGCGGTGGTAGCCTTAGCCACCTCATAACTCTTGAGCACCTTGATTGTGCCGCCGCTGTTGTCCGCAAAGCCGAGGCTGTGCTCGATGAGGTCGCCGGCATAAATCTTGGCTGGGCCAGGGAACGGGTTTTTCAGGACACCGCCAATCGGAGGGCGACGGAACGCTTCCTTAACGGCGCCAGGCAGGTCAACAAACACATGACGCTGACCGCCGATAGTCATTTCTGACTGCAAGATTACAGCGCCGGTAGCATTGACTGCACCCTGCGCCATCATCTGTCCGTAGTAATCCTTGTTGTTATCCATAACTTTTTACCTTAAAATTAAAATGTTTACTTTTCTTTCGGTTCGATGATGTCATCCCACTCGTCGTCACGGATTGTCTTGCCGCCGCCAGAAGAAGAGCCGCTGCCCTTGTGCGGTATCGCGGTGTTGCCTGTAGCACGCTTGAAGTCGGTAGTGTAAATACCCTCTGCCTTTGAAACCAGGTCGATTACATCGGCATCCTTGTCGGGAATTTCAAGTTTGGAGATTGCTGTGTCAAGAAAGAAATCGTTAAGTTCGAGCTTTGCCTTGTCAAACTTATCCTTCAAGCCCTTTCTGACCGCTTCGATTGTAGCGGCTCTTGATGCCTTCTTGTCGCGCTCCTCATTTGCCTTTTCAAGAGCTTCGAGCTTCGCGAGCAGCTTGTCGTACTTGTCGTCAGGCTTGCCTTCCTCTTCCTTCTTGCCGTTGCGCTCCTCCTCTTCCTTCTTCTTGCGTTCGGCTTCCTCTCTGCTTTTCTTAATCTCGTCAGAGACATTCTTGTGCAGATTGCCGTCCATGCGCTTGAGTCGGTTTGCCACCTTGGTGACTATCTTGGCGTTCGCAGCCTCGTCGTCACCAATTTCATCCAGTACGTCATTAAGTTCTTCGTTAATGGTTTTCTGGCTAAGTGCTTTGAACTTGGTGGTATCAACCTCCTTGTTCACCAATGAAAGCAGTTCTTCTACTGTCATATATAAAAGTTTTTGTGTTGGTTTTCGGTAGTTCTTCTACCATTAATGTATAAATATACGTTTTTCTTTCGCAAAAATATGAATAAATATACAATTAACCAAATATTTTCGATATATTTGCATAAATATTTTGTATATATATGCAGAAAAGTTGTTTTTCAGGGTTGAAATTGGATAACGGAGAGCCTATTTACACTCAAGAGTACATTCAATCACTAAGAGATAAAGACAAGAAGCATCCCGACAGGTTGAAGATTATCGCTCAACGTGGCGGACAGGAGCGTATGCTTGCCATTGATGCTGATATTAAGATAGTCGGAGGCTCGCGAGGAGGTAGTAAGAGTTTTAGTTCTCTCATGGAGGTGTTGAAAGACATCAAGAACCCTGAGTTCCATGCAACAATCCTGCGTAACGAGAAGGATGACCTTCAATCGCTTGTAACGGACTCGTACAAGCTCTTCTCGCAGTTCGGCACATACAACAAGTCGCAGAATGATATGACGTGGAACTTCACCAACGGAGGCTGGCTAAAATTCTCATACTACGCAGGCTCGTACCAGGACTTCAAGACCCGCTTCCAGGGCCGTCAGTTCGCATACGTGTGCATCGACGAGGGAACCCAGTGTCCGTACAAGAAGTTCAAGTATCTGCTTACCAACAACCGTAACGCCTCGCAAATCCGCAACCGCTTCTGGATAACGTGCAACCCTGATCCTGAGTCGTGGGTGCGCAAATTCATAGACTGGTGGGTAGACGAGGATGGATACATTATCCCCGAGCGTGACGGAGTCATACGCTACTGCTTCATGGACGGAGATACTCCCGACTCAATCTATTGGGGAGATACGCGAGAGGAGGTTTACGAACAATGCGGAGGTATCATAGATAAGCTGTGGAAAGAAAGCTATGCCGAACTCGGATATACCAAGCTCGAAATGTTCATCAAATCCGCCACATTCATTCGTGCCGACGTATCGGAAAACATCAAACTTATCTCTACCGACGCATCATATCTCGCCAACCTTGCACAACAGGACGAGGAGCAACGTATGCGCGACCTCGAAGCCAACTGGAACTGGAAGTCCGCGGGCGACGATATGATAAAAATGGCAGACCTCGAAGAAATATTCGACAACGCCGTACAGGTCGGAGATGGAGTGCGGCGTGCATCTGCCGACATTGCCTTTACGGGCGGCGACAACTTTGTGATGTGGCTGTGGGAGGGATGGCACTGCAAAGACCTTGTAGTAATGCGCCTCGACTCTCAAACGCTCGTGTCTGCGGTGCAGGCGAAGCTGCGTGAATGGGGAGTGGAGGAGTGCAACTTCACTTACGACTTGCAGGGTATCGGTCAGTATTTCAAAGGTTTCTTTGCCGATGCCGTACCGTTCAACAACCAGGCAGCACCTGTCGCTATGACACACCAGGAAGAAAAGGGTATCAGATTCCTGTACAAAGACCTTAAATCACAATGCGCCTTCCTGTTCTACAAGATGATAAAGGAGAAGCAAATCTCAATAGAGCCATCACTGCTTGAGCGCAAGTATTCTGGCGACGGATTTGACAAGGTGCCGCTGCGCCAGATTTTGCAGAAGGAGAGAAAGATGCTGCGCCGCGATGACAACAGCGACGACAGGGGCTTCAAGCTACTGCCTAAGAAGATGGCTAAACGGTACGTAGGACACTCGCCTGACTTCTTCGAGTCATGGCTATATATAATGATTTTCAGCTTAACTAAAAAGAAACACAAAAAGATAAAAGGACTATGGATGCTTTAAACAATGTAAAAGACGTGCGGGAGCTGCTCGTCCGAAAGCCGTTTTACGAAGTGACCCCGAAGGGTTATATGAAACACGGAATTATCGACCGTGAGTTTTCCGAGAATGAAGACCCTTGTATGCCTGCGGATGTGCTGTACCGCAACATCAAAACACAGCAGGACTTCTTGCGCGAGTTCTATCCGTCAGGGCACAGGATTTGCGACCCGCAGCAATATCCCGACATCTGGAAGAAGAACCCGGAAACGGGACTTTGGTGCGTGCAGAAAATTCAGCGCACTGCGTTTGCCTTTCAGCAGGTTATTTACACCAAGCACGTTCTTCATGTGACTGGCAACGATATTCAGTTCGAGCTTGCGGAGGGAACCGAAGAAGGTAGCGAAGAGAAACTACAAGAACTGCTCACGAAATACAAGAAGGGCTGGCTCATGCACGATATGGAGATACGCTTCTTCGAGGCGGTATCCGCATACATGAAGGTTGCAGACTGTGCCATTGTAGGCTATTTCGACGGCGACGGCAAATTCGGAACGAGAACACTCTCGTTCGACCGTGGCGATACACTGTTTCCGAGATACGACCCACTTACCGGCGAACTGATTGCGTTTGCACGCAAGTATGTGGACTATGACGAGGAAGGAGAGGAGCGCATCGAGTGGGTTGAAGCATGGGACAAGGAAAAGTTCTACCGCTTCAAGAAAGACCTGTCGGGAGGCACTGCGAGAAATGCCTTTAGAAAGGTCGCGTCTATCTTCGGTGTGTCCGAATATGCCTGTGTTGAGGATAAGCGGCACGGTTTCCCGTTCATACCTGTAGCATACGCCCGCAACGAGGACGGCCCTTGCTGGTCTGCCGTACAGCGCAATATCGAGGATTATGAGGAGGCGTTCTCGTATCTCTGCGAGAACAACAAGGCGTACGCCTTCCCGATACTCACGCTTACCGGCGAGGGCGATGAGATTGAGATAAAGGGAGACACCAACGGCGCTGCTAAGACGATCATGATTACCGACACGGACGGCAAGGCGGAGTTCCTCAATGGCACGGACGCGTCAAACGCCTTCGCTACACAGCTCAACAAGTCTTATGACCTCATCTACGAGCTTTCGTTTACCGTGAAGCCGCCCGAACTCAAATCGGGAGACCTGCCGGGCGTTGCAATCAAGCTGCTGTATTCTCCAGCCCTCGAAGCTGCCATGAACGACGCACAGAGATTGCAGCCGTTCCTCGACCAGTTGGTGCGTATAACTAAGTTTGGCATCGGAACGGAGAACAACTGTATGGCCTCAATGGTTGCACTGCCGGTCAATGCGTGGATTGAGAGCTATATCCATCAGAACGACACTGAGCTTATCACAAACCTGGCCACTGCGGTTCAGAACAAATTCCTCTCGAAGCAGACTGCTTCTGAGCGCAATTCCAAATTCTCGAAGAACGACGAGTTTACTCGTATCATGCGCGAGCAGAAAGAGGAAGACCAGCAGGACTTGCTCATCGACATCCAACGCCAGGAGGCGCAGGTCGAGAACAACATCGAGCAGGAGGAAGCGCTTGCAAAAATTAACAATCAGCAGCCTGGCGACGACATCAATACAGGTCGTGGCAAAAAAGGCAGACCGAAGAGGTCTGACAAGGCATGGGACGAGAACGGCAATTACCCTGGCCGCAACAACTGGGATAAGAATCTAAAAAAGTAATTCATGGAGTCACAGGAATACGCACTTAATAGAACCAAAGCGCAGATAGCCTGCGAGTCGCGCGTACAGAAGCGACTGTTTAAAGTTGCCCGTGAGATAGTGTCGCTCGCTTCCAAATACAGGAGGGGAGCGACACTGACAAACGAGAATGGGTTTATTGCGGCCTCACAGCGCATTGCGTTAGGCGTTGCTGACGGAATAGAAAGTGACATCGCCGTCTGCGCAAAGACCGCGTGCTCGATATTGAATATCGGCACGGAGAGCACGGAAGCCTTTCTTGTGTCAAAGGTGTTCGGCAGGACATCAATGGAGCGAACCACCAGTTATCTGAAAAACTTTGCGGAGGACATGGTGCGTATGTGCAAGGCGGGCGTATTGATGAAATACACCGACTCGCAGCTTCTGTCCGCGATACGTACTGGATATAAAGATCCGTACACCACATCCGTAATCACTAAGGCAAGAAAGGAGGATATAAACATCGCCACGCCTTCATACGGCAAGGGCATATTTCATTCGGCGTATCAGAACATCGTCCGCAACGCGCGGCAAATGGTCGCCGTCGCATGGGGCAGAGCCGAACAGCAGTACGGCAAGGAGCACGGGGCGATAGGCTACTACATCTTTCGAGGAAGTTCGTATCCATGCGCGCACTGCGATGATGAGACGACGTATCTGCACCACTTCGGAGATCCGTTTCCACCGCTGCACTACCGGTGCTTTTGCTATGTTAAATTTGTTTACGAAAAAGAGGAGGAGTAATTATGTCAGAATACACATTATCAGCCTATATGTACAAGTTGAAAAAGCAGTACAACATGGCGGATATTTCATATCTTATATATGCCGACCTGCGTGCGGCAGGTTGGGGTAAAGGCGACGCTTGGAATGTAGCTTTCCAAGGCCAGGGCCTAAACTGGGCCAAAGCTGAACTGCTTCGCGAGATTGAGAAGCTCGAAGCACTCGACTCAGTTCAGGCGCGCATTGCGGATGTACAGGGCACAAACTTGCCGAAGAACGACGAGATAACCGCGGAGGAACTTGCAAAGGAGACTTCAAAGGAATCCATTCTGCGCAAGCTGGTAGCTGCTGAAAAGAAAGCCAAGAAAGGCTCTCCTGACTGGCTGAAGATTGTGTCGCTTGAGGCGGACTATAACAAAATCAAGCAGGATGAGATAGATGTGGAGAACAATACGATTCACTTCCATTTACCAGTCAACTATCCAACTTCGTGTAAAAATTGCCTTCTTTATAAAAACAAGAAAGATAAATAAATACAGAAATAGCCTCGCAGTAATTTCTTTGCTGCAAGGCTATTTCTGTTTCTACTTGTACTTCTTGCCGGCAACCTTTTCAAGCGTTGCCACAAACGTTTCTTCAATCAAACTGTCATTGAAGGTCGGCAGAAAAACCTCTTCTGGAAGTGCCTTTCTTTCTGCCGTCTCCATGATGATACGCAGGCCCATTTCGAGAGCATACTTATCTTCGATGATTTTAATGATACACTCTTCCATAACTATCTCTGTTTACTCTTCTTTCTTTGCAGGCAGGTCGTCCTTGATAAAGCTGTATTCCTGCGTCTCTTCCGCGCTCTTCATGTTGGATATGAGGAAGTGCTCCGCAAGGTCTGCTTCCGTGATGCCGTATGTCTCGTAGATAACTCCGCTTGGCGTGCGCTTCTTGTAGAACTTGCAGGAGTTCCACATCACTCTGCCAAACTTTTGCTGTGATGGTATCTCCTTTTCCTCAAGATTGTTATCCTCACAGAACTGTCTGAAGCTGTCATACAGCGTCTTGGCGTTTATCCAAACTGGTATCTCGCCCTTCGTTCCCTTGTCACAGCGTATCTCATATGCCTTTAGCCATGCCAGCACGGGCTGTGTGCCGAGATATGAAAGAATGAGCTGCTTGCGCGAACCTTCCGCAGACGGAAACTGAAACTTACGCTCTCTCAACATACGCTCGCCTTTAAGAACCCAGTTGAACACACCTGAAAGCTCCTCCTTGATAATCTCCGCCGCAAGACGCGGGTTCTGCTTCTCCTTGGGGATTGTAACGTCGAAGCTGACATACTGCAAGCGTCTGATAAAGCCGAGCGTGACATCCTCGGGGAACGGAAGCTCGTTGAGATTGAAGATGAGGTATGGAAGGCTCTTTGACTCCAGTACGTTCTCGCCCAGCTTTCTGTACGGTACGGGCTCTCCGCTCACAAGCCTCTTGAACATACCAGTATTCTTGCGTCCGAACTTCTTCGGGTCGGAGTCGGAAGACCAGTTGAAGATGGCGTTACGGATAGGGTAGCGCCCTCTCATGCCCTCGTCACCGTCAGCGGTAAGTTCCGCATAGTCCATTTTTGATATGCGGTCTTTGCCGAACAGGGCGCACATAACCTCGAATATCACACTCTTTCCGTTTGCTCCGCTACCGATAAGCATAAGGCACAGCTCTATCTTGTCGGACATCTTTCCCTCATACGGGTTGTATGCGTCGCCGCGCTGCACCAAGCCGAGTCCCATGAACATCTGCAAGATGTCACGCGAGTCCTTGTCGGGCAGCACATCAAGCAGGAATCTCTCCCATTTCTTGCACTTCGCTTTCGGATCGAAGTTGTACGGATGATAGTAAGTCACATGATAATGCGGAGAGAATGGCATCGCCGTAGGAGCCACACGCGCAAGACCGAAGTCAACAACACCGTTGGCGAAAGCCACAACGTCGAACTGCGGAACAAGCACGTTGTAGTTCTTGATGGTGTCGATGAACGACTCCTTTCTGATTGTGGAACGACCGAGCACGGGTGCTATGAACAAGTCCTCCATAAGCAACTGGTAAGCCTGCTCCACAACAATCGGCTCCACCACCTCGTATATCTTTCCGTTGAACGTATAGAACGCTCCTGCAAAATATTTTACAGGGCAGTCCTTGGCAAGCTCTCTGATACTCTTGCAGAAGCCTACCAGGAGCCTGTTCCAATTCTCGCTGTTTACCTTGCCCCAGTCGGTTCTGTACATACCGAAGCCGTACTTCGCGTCTGCACTCAACGCCTTCAACTGCCCGAACAGCGAATCTATCGCCTCACCACTACTTCTTTTCATTCTTCCTTCTCCTTGTGTTTTTCTCTAATTGTGACATCACCTCGCGTCTTTCTGACCCTGCCGCCGTGCAGATAGACGAAAGCCTTTGCACCCTCTTCGCAATACACTTCCACCTCCGCATTGTCGTACATGTTGATAAACGCTCTCGCAAGGCCGTTTACAAATACAGTCGCCTCGCAGTCATGCCTTACATATATGTCGCCGCAGCTCTTGCCAGAGTAGGTCAGTCCTGCGACGCACTCTCCGTTTAATATCACCGTCGGCTTGTCGTCCGCAAGCACGTTCTCGTCCACGTACACGCCGTGGTCGTGAATAACATCCCCGAACTCCTTCCGTATCACTTCGCATGATGGAAAGTTGTGTTCTATGCAGAAGTCAATGCCTCTGACAAACTTCTCGACAAGCTCGTCTTTCGACGTGCCGTCGGCCCATTCGTCAGTCCATTGCTGGCACAGACCCAAGCCGACCGCCTGCGACTTCATCTTAGCCGAAAGTTTCTCTGTCTTTCTGTCCGCCATATTTATTTATCGTCATGCTTTGTGTTTCGTTCTATATACTCGCTCATGGCTTTCATCTTTGCCGTCTGGTACTCCGCATCACCGACGACGGTAGTATCAACGAACATGCCGGTAAAGATAGCCTCTGCGTTCTTGCCTTCCGTTCCGTGAGTGCGCCAATCGCCCTTCTCGTCACGAACCATGCCGAGCGCGTCGATTGCCTCGAACATCGTCGTGCCGATGCCAAACTCCACCTTCCATCCGCCGCCGACCGTTTCGACACAAATGTACGGAAGCGAGCCTCGTGTCAGATGCTTGCGGACATCCTCACGGATACCTTCCTTGTCGCGGAGTTCCTTCAACTCCTGCTTACTTAGGCTGCGCGACTTCTTTGTAACTACAAAATTGCCGCAATATAATTTCTTTCCAAAATCCATATCTATACTTATTTAGTTAAACAATGTTTTTATCTTCTTTAAAGGCATTTCCTTCGCCCGTATTCGCATATCAACGTTGCGTCACACTTGTTATCGTCTACGTTCTTGCACTTGCTTGTACGTCTAAAATCTTCGGTCGGAAACAATCGTCTTGCGGCGTTGATGGATGTCGCCTTGTTGTCAGTGCTTTTCTTTCCGCAATAACTCTTGACAACCTTATCGTGACTTATCCAAATCTCCTTCTGCCAAGTCTTCGGAGGTACAAGATGATAGGGTATCTCAAGCGCAATCAACAGACCTTGCAGTAATCCGAACGTTTCTCCGAACGAGAATGTGGACTTTGCCGACGAACCGAAGATGGCGTGTATCTCCTCCATACAGCACACGCAACTTTCCTCGCACATCGTCTTGATGTTTTTCAGAAACAGCGCAATATCGTGATAGTCACAATCCTGCAAGGAGCAATACTCGCGCGTGCCGTCAGGGTACATTACTGCTATGAAACCCTTTGAGCCAGGGTCTATGCCGATGTATGTCTTGTTTGCCATATTATTTTACTCCCGATGAATTAAAACCGTTGTCGCCACGCTTCTTGTCGCCATTTTCTTTGTCGTCGTTTTCTTCTTTCTTGATAACGCCGCTCACAAGCTCCGTATTCGGTATCTCCACAATGCGCATCTGTGCTATCTTTGTGCCGGCAGGGATAATAATCTTATTTGACAGATAGCTGCCTATTCCAAAGGTTTTTACGATTGCCGTAACCTCGCCAGTGTAACCGCTGTCTATCAAGCCGATTTTCACGTCGGCATCAATTCGCACCTCTTTAGTAAATCCGTCTTTGTACAGTTGTTGGGCATACATTCCCATTGAGGACATGCCGCTTCTTGGTTGTATAACCGCTGCAAGGTGTTTGGGTAGTTGTATTTTGAAGCCGAGCGGTATTGCATAGCGCTCATAGTCGAGCACTTTTACGTCTTCCTTGGTGAACACATCATACGCCGCGTCGGCATCGTGTGCCTTTTCAGGCATCTTGCCGCCACAAAGTTCTATTATTATCTTCTCTCTTTCCATTTTGTTTTTGTTTATTATTTCTTACCGTTCCACTTTACAAACTCCTCGCAAGCCTCATCTTCGCCCATTACGAACGTGTAGAGGTCTTTGGCGAGGCAATAGGGTGCGCTGTCTGCATCCTCGTCTGCGAACATCACGCAGTCCTTGCACTTGTAATGCTCCTTGCGTTTATCTCCTTTCTTAATCACAAGCCACCTTCCTTTAAGTTGTATTTTTGGTAGAAATCACGACTAAGAAAGTTATTCACACGCTCTTTTAGGCTGTCGGGGGTTTTTGCAGACCAGTCGTGCTCATTGAAGCGTTCAAAACAGACTGCATTGTGCAAATCTACCATCTCCTGCCAGTCGGTATCGTCAAGCGTAATTTCTGTTGTATGTTTCTCAATGTAATCAACAGTAAGAACAGCTTGAGAACCAAACACCTCTTTGCTATAAAAAGAGCATGTAACAAGATTGTTGTTCTCAAATTCTTCTATTTGCATCAAACCCGCAGGAATCTTTAGAAGGATTTTACTATTGGGAATTTGCACATCGGCCTCGCAGTCATTCCAGAATATCAACCTCTTTTTTATCCTTGACTTCTCTATCATAAGCTATTTATTTTTGTAAAATTCTATTATTGTATACACAAGAATCGCAATATATACGGCAAGCAACACATATAGAGGAATAACTGTTCCGCCTCCGTAATGAGTTTGCGGTAGTGCTATTGGGATGTATGGGATATATGTAATCATAAGCTATTTATTTTTTGTTATTCATCATACGAAAAGCTCTTTCGGCCATAATACTATTTTGTGGGTTATGAAAAAGGAGAAAATAGAAATTGCCATGTTCTTTTGTGTGAACCGTATGCAATCCACAATCCTTAATAAAACCATCATCACCAATGCAAGGATCCAACAACTCGCGAATTGCGCTATTGCAGCTTGGTTGAACTATAATAACGCCACCCGTTTCTCGAAGTTCTTCAAGTTTCTTCCACTGAGCTTCGATATTTTTGTCTCCATAGAACAAATCATAACCATAAGGTTCTGTGATTTCTCTATCAATGCACATTCCCAAAGGAATCACAATTACTATAATCGGTTTCATAAGCTATTCCTCCTATATTAAACCCCAAAACAAAACCAAAGCACACCAGCAACCTTCATTTCTTCTTTAGAAAGTAATTCAAAACAATCAAGGTTATAATCTTTACTGACACAAGCCCTAATTTGAGGTGCAAATTGTTTTTGTTTCACAGCGATTGTATATAATGATTCGTGGGGGAAAACTGAATTTACATCCTCAACAACCGCGCACATAACCCTGCCATCTTTTCTGACTTCCGCATAACTTTCTATTTGCTGCTTTAGCCTTCCGACGGAATTATTTAGAAAAAACTCTATGGGCGCAAGGTAAATGTCACCAAGTTTTAATTTCTCATTTTTATCCATAAGCTATTTGTTCTTTGCATGAACATTATAATCTTCCTCACTAATTTTGTAAAATTCCGCACTCTCGGAGTAATAGCCGTTACTTGTTCCAAACCATCGAATAGTGACATCCCCATGGAACGTTGCTAAATGATAAAATGTCCAAGTATAAGTATCTTCAATACATTCTTCATCTACAGGATAGTCGTTGTTTAACTCTTCCGCTGTCAGTATTTCCTCATTCAGCAAATCAGCGAAATCACCGCAAATATCATCTATATATACATTCTCGCAACACTCTTGGTAGTGCGTCATAATGTAAAATTCTCCATCAGCTGTTTTGAAAAACAAAGCATCGTTTGAGTCATAAAGGCCTCTATCGACACTAACGAGTGTTTTTCCTTTTAGCACATCAATTTCGCGATAGTTTTCAAATCCCAAAAACATAAGCTATTCCTCCTTGTCTTTAATTTCTATAAAATCACCGACTCCCAAACGAGCGTTGTTGATACAATTACATATCCAACCCATAAGGTATGCCTGGTGCTCATTTCTGCCGTTATACATCCTTTCCAAGTCGCACGCATCGTTGATAGACGATAGAACATGATATGCCTCATGGCAGATATTTTTCATAGTCATATCCTTCTTCTTTGGAAAGACAACGAGATTACCGAAGTATTTCCCTGCCTTACTCATACATTCGTCATAAACCATACCTCCGTAGTTTCCTTCGCTCATAGGCTCGCCGTTGTGAACAAGAGGCTCGCCTTGCATGTTGGTAAAGCATTTGTCTATTTCTTCTTCAGACGTATTGTACATCACCCAAAGTTTCCTTGGGTAAATCTGCGGTGTATATTCGTAATATCCTTTCTTTTTCATTCTCAATTATTTATTGTTATACTTGTGTCCGCAGTGGTACATATTGCAGACATCACACTTGTAGACGGTCATTCCCAGCTCAATGAGCTTCGGGTGTGTCTTTAAAAACTCCCATGCCTCATCCTCGGTATCGTAGCCAACCTTCTGCTTCCACGAACTGCCCTTGCGAGTCCAGTGCCTTGCGTCGGGATGCAGGGTGGAGTAGGGTGCCTTGTTGCGGTATCTGTTTTTGCTCATTTTTATTATAATGTCAAATCAATGCCAAATTCCCTTTCAAGAAATTCCTTCCAGTTTGGCTTTCCAAACAGCGAGTTGTTTGCTTCCTGCCAGTCTTTTTCACGAAGGAAGAATACGTTACGAGTAAACCATTCGTAAATGTCGGCATATCGGTCTTGAACGTGTGAGTCGGGATGTGTGTCCCAAAACCGCTTGCCGGCGCGCAGATAACAGCGAGCCATGCGCGGTTTCTCCTTGAAGTACGCGATACGCTTGCGCTGTGAGGCGAGTGGGCAGCACATACAGCCCAGGCGTTTCGATACGTCGATTTGCCCCCCCCGAATTGTAGTAAATAGGTGCGAGCTTCAGCTTTCGGTCGATGATGAAGTCGCGCACGTCCTCGTCGGTCCATTCGAGGATAGGGTATATAGCTTCCACATGGTTTTCTTCCTTCTTCTCTCCGTAGTACCTACATTCTGTCGGCTCTTTGTATATTGCCGCTCTTTTTGAACTCTCGGCTTTTCGCACGCCAATAATCGCCTTGTTGCACACCTTGTATTCTTTCAGTTGTTCACAACAGAAGCGATAAAAACGCGAGGGGAGTCCTTTCTTTGCCACAAGGTCGAAGAATGAAATCTTAGGGCGCAGTATCTCCACGCCCATTTCTTTTACATGTGCAATTGTACCAGGCGGGTCAATCGTAGTGCTCTTGTGGATGGCGCGATACCTGATACCAGATTCCTTAGCCAACTGGAGTATCACGTCCGAGTCTTTGCCTCCCGAATACGCCACCTCAATCTCTCCGTCGTATCCGTTCTGCACGCCTTGCAACAGCCGGATGGCACGGTCTATTTTCTTTTGAAGTTGCTCGTTTATCATTACTCAACTTGTTTGTAACCCAAATTACTCAGTGTTCTACGGATAAAATCCATTCCCTTTTGATAGACGAGTGTCTTGATGCTAATTTTCACACCGTCATGCGTTGTGTATTTCTGTTCTATCGTGCGGAAATATCCACAGTCAACATACTTCTGATATGGGAGATTGTTCCACATGAGTATTTTCGCGTTGCGCAGAATTTCAAACAACTTGTTTCTGCCGATGTTTTTGAAGTGGAGTGTATTCGCAGCTGCCTTGATGTCGATGGCGGTCTTGCTTTCAGCCACTGCTTCAAAGAACTCTACTTTCGGCTTCTGCATCTCAAGCTGCTTCTGCTGTGCTTCTATCTGCTCCTGCTGCTTGGCAGCAAGCATAAGAGCCTGGGCAAATGACTGAGGAACACCAGAACTCTGACGTATCTGTTGCTCCATAGCGTTAAAGGCATTCATATACTCCAGTTTGAAAGCCAAAGCCTTCGACCCCGTAAAACCCATAGCCAACAGAGTAAAGCCGTCCCTGTTCATCACGTAGATAGGCAGCTTTTTCACACCGCCACCAACAGGCATCGGCTGTTCCACCTCTGTAAGGGAAAACATCTTCGCAAGTTGCTGGTTCTCAACGAAAAGGGATTTTTCCCCTGTCGTAAATAAACTTTTTATAGCTTTAAGAACGTCGCTATGTTCTTTACCAAACTTCTCTGCAACAATCACACTCGTTGTCAGTGCCTGATTATCGTTACTTCTAAATACAATCTCTTGCATATTATTAGATTTTAAGTTGCAATTATTTCTTCGTTTTATCAAGTTCCATAATTGTAAGTATCGCATAGTTCGCAAGGTCAAGCAGGGAGTCTTTCATACTCTCGCCCTTCACCTTCGCCTCGTCAGACATCAGTGACTTCACGCGCTTCAACTTCTCTGCCATGTGTCCGTAGGCGTATGTCATGCCACACTCCTTAAACAGCTCCGCAAAACTATTGCCGTAGTCGTGATTTTTAGCCTTGAAGGTGTCGTACATACCGTTGGTAATGTCGCGGAACGCATCGGCATCTCCAGTTGGCTGTTCAGTAAACGCGGAAAGCTTTGAAAGAACGCCAACTGGGTCAGAGGTAAATCCGTAATACTCCATACGGTATCTTTTACCGCCGCTGCGACTGCCGCCAAAAAAGGTGCTGTACGCCCAGTTGTTTTTCGGAATCTCTGCACTGGAAATGAGGTAGAGATTAGCGTCGATGGCACGTATTCCGCGTTGCATCACGTCGCCCAGGGATATGTAGAGCGGTTTCTTTCCGAGCGCATCGCTGCGAACCTTGATGTACTCGCCGACCCATGCGCAATGCGGGTCTTTCTTGCCGGCGGAGCTTATCAGCTTCGGACCGCCGCACACCTCGAAAAGCGGTACTTGGAGCGTTACATAATTTTTGTCTCCGTGCGGAGTTTTCAGCGTTGTCAGATACTGGATGGATTCACACATATCCGTGGCACCTTGATGCTTACGCTCGATTTTGTTATTGGGCATCATAAACTTCAAGCCCTCCTTAATGTCCTCTCTATTAATCATTGTTGCTACTCCTTCCTTTGTAAAAAATCCATTAACATTTCGCGGTTGTCAGAATTATTATCTAAGCCGTAAACTTCAACGATATGATTATCTACAACCTTATTCCATAGTTCGCAAGGAGTAACCTCACGAAATCCAACCTTGGCAAATCCGCTGTCGGCAAGTCTGTTTATTATCTTTATCATCCTCGAATTACTATCCTTTGCTACTCCTTTCTTTGAACGGCACCCATATCTCCTCCATCTCGCGCAGCGCAAGCTCGTAGGCGTTTCTGTCTTTGTTTGTAGGGTTGGACTGCGCATGATAGTGAATAAGCGTGTACATTAGGCGGCGGAACGTGATAGCCGCATTATAGTATTTCTGCGCATATTGCCCGAAGTTGTCAAGACAGAGAGAGTCCAAACCGCAAGGCGACAGTTCCACTTTTATCGGACGCTCCAGCCATTTAGTATCAGTCGGATCGCCGTTGTTCAATTCTCTTTTCAGGTCGTACGCCTCATCCTTCCATCCGCTCAACGCACCGTCCAACAAAGCTCTATCAGCGCACTCTGTCTTTGGCTTTGGGCATTTCAGCAGACGCTGCAAATCATCCAATAACTCCTGTTTCATATCTCGTTCTTGTTTTTACCTTCTTGTTTCTTTGTAATGTCTGACATATAGTCGTATATCATTCTCGTTATGCCGTTGCACCAGTCGTCAACAAACGGATCTGCTTGCAGAAGCGGCAACTCCTTGAAGTCACTCTTGAACCAATTGGAGAACTGCAACAGTACATGGCGCATCGTAGCCACATCCGCTGCATTGTCCATCGCACGGGTCAGACCGTCGCAGGACTCGTTTGTCTTAGACTCATAGGGAGTGCTGAATGGCTGCACGTCCACTACCTCTTTCTTCTCTTTCTTAAAAAATCCCATAATTAACATTCGTTATATAATTGATAAAGCGGATAGGAGAGTATACATACAATACCCAGTACCATAAATCCAGCTACCAATGACTTGGTGAATGCAGCCGTTACGGCAGAAATAGAAAACATTATCACTCCGAATACCATCAACAACTTGAAACGCCTGCGCCATCTGCGACGCTTAATCCTCGCCATCTTTTCCTCCTCCAACTCTTTTCCGAGTCTTTCCATGAGATTTTCCATACTTTTACAATTAATTTTGCTACTTTTGCATCTGATAAAACCAGACTGTAGAGACGGTCAATTCCGATTAACCGAAAATGAACGATTAATGTAGGTTCCAAATGCAGCCAAATCCCCGATAAACACGGGGTTTGTGTAGGTAGTGTATGATAAGGTTCTCAACCCTTATCCTCACATGCCTCTGAAACGAAGGTACAAAATAAGTTCTACAATCATACACAAACTCCCGTAAATACGAGGTTTTTGGTGCATTTTTATCCTACATCGAGTGTATAATAAATATACATAGCTATTCGGCGACAGACAGACGTTCCACTTCCCGGTTTCGACCGCCAGGAAGTTAACAAAACTGAATATACATAAATATACAAGTTTACAGTTTTTAACAAATGGGAACATAAGTTTACACAAAGCCAAAAATTGGAAGAAAAAATTTTTAAAAGAGGTGACTATAGCGACAAATAGCCAATTCTCAGGGGGTGCACCCTGTTTTCTTTATATTATATGCAATAATATAACGTTAAAAAGCGTTAAACGTACATTTTGTGTTTCACGCTTGCCTAATATTATATAAAATTGTAACCGCTTGAAAATCAGCACTTTATACATTTATATTAATTTCCAATATGTATAAATATGATGTTTCACGACTTGTTAAATACATTTAAATTCGGCTTGTTTCTGAATTTGTTAAACGTAAATTAACCAAATATTGTGCCATATTATAAGAATTAACCGTTGTTAAAATGTATAACACGCTGAAAATCAGTTAGTTATAACAATGTTATATATGTTAATTAGCTTGTATTTTACCTAAAAAATGGCTACCTTTGTGTAACAATAAGGGAGATACACCAAGTTGCAGCCTACAGGGTGAAGGCAATAGCCCTGTGGGTCGGAGTTCTTTAAAATAGTGATACACTAAAGCGGTGCAGCCTACCAATGCAGACTACACCGCCAACAACTAAAGCGAAACGCTCTAATTTTCTTAACCGATGCAAATTTAGTCGTTTTCTTTGGTTGTAGCAAAGACTTTAGAAGTAATTAGAATTTTTTTAACCATTTAAATATATAGCATTATGAAAGCTACTAAAGTAGAAAACAGAAACTCGGAGTTAATTAACACAGTTGAGAACGCACAGAAGTTGGCAAAGGAACAGGAAAACCCAAGCTACACAAAGATGTTCTTGCCGTGGGTTGAAGAGGTTGCAGAAGACGAAGCAAAAGAACTTGCAAGCCGTCTAAAAGAAGTTTTAGACGACGCAAACGAAAGCGACGACCGCTACAAGCATCTTAAAACCGACTATGAGAAGGCAAAGGAACGTTTTGAGGCTTACCAGTTGGCAACCGCCAACACCGACAGACAGGTGCTCAAGGCGTTCAAAAAAGCGGTTGCGGTTGCGGTTGCAGAAGTCGCAGAACAAACCAATACGGCGACATGGTTCAACTATCGCCGCCTGTATGGTCTTGGACTTATAGACAAGCTGCCAAACATGGTGAACACCGTCAACAAGGTTAATTCCTTTGTTGTCAAGGCGTTCACATTCATGCAGCAGTATGCGAAACGCTCTAATGAGTTGGCACGCAAAGAGCGGGCGTTAAATGCAGCCGTTGCAAAGTTCGGAATAACAAAGGAACAAGCCGAACAAATGTACTTAGCGGGTATGCTCAAACTATAAGCTAACACCGAACGTATTTAGGTAGGGCGGTAAACAACCGCCCTACCTAATTTTTTCTTGCAATTCATTTTGAGTTGCAAGCGGTTTTTTGTGTCCTTATTTTTCCCCACCGTTTTTCTCTGTTTTCTTATTTTCCCACACGTTTTTAGATACCTCATCGTGGTGTGTGGGTGTTCCTCGTTGTGCTTTTTTCTGCGCAACGTGCCAAAATCTAAAAGCAATCGATCTACAGATTTATTTAAATAAATGGTGATACGTGTCGGACGTGTCACGCCCTTTGTTATGGGATTTTGTAAGCGAGATTTTTCCTGTAAGGAAATAAACGGGAATTTCTCGAACTGCAAAATTTGAAACTTTGGGAGCTATTCATAATTCATATTCTACGTTTGGCACACATGGACGAGTTCCTAACGTGCTGCGCTTGTTACGGCTGCGCGCTCTGGTTAAAAAGCAGCCGTCACGGATAGTTATTGCTTATTCCGTGTGAGGTATCACCAAAAAATCTGCAATACGTTCATAAGGTTGTACGTAGAGCCTAACTGCACACAATGTGTGTGCGACGTGCGGGATTATCCCGTGAAAACGTGCGAGGAATTGGGCGGTTACTCGCTGCCGTTCTCTATGAGACGGCGACAATGCCCAAAGGGGTACGCTGTACAATATGGTGCAGCGTTCTGGGACACGCAAAGAGAGCGTGACTCCTTGGCAATGGCTGCGTGCGTGGTGACATTCACGCAGCTCCTATTATCAACCAAATAAAAATAGAATTATGTTCAAGAAAATTAATGGGTTCGGGGATAATCACCCTCTATGGTTCAGTATTATTTTTGTATCTGTAGTATTTGCAGCAACAATTCTTGGGGTTGCGCTCAGATAGTTCAGAGTCTAAAATTTCCCTACGCTTGTAGGGAACAATAACCAATAAATTATAAAATTATGGAAGAGAAAGAAAAAAGCGTAGCAACTGCAATGTACAATTATTTCCTTGAAACTCTCGAGGGCAAGCATCATTTTTTGAAGCCTGCGAACGGATACTCATTTCTTTACATTGAGGACGGCAAACTGATAGTATCAGGCGGAGGCGTTGAAACACACGCTATCAACATTGACAATAGAATGGATATGCTCCTTCTCACCTTTGCGTACTATCGTGTTTTCGTTTAACGCCTAAAATGGTAGCCGACAGGCTACCAACTATTCACCAATAAAATTCTATTATTATGAAGAAAAGACAGATTATCTATTCAAGTACGATAATTGTGCTTGGAATTATTCAGCTGCTCCCGTGCGTGTTGCTTGTAAGCGGTACGATAATTGGAAATGTGCTTGGAATTTTCTACGCTCTGTTTGTGTGGTATCTTTGGACGAGTACGAAAAATGGTCGTTGGTTCAGCGTTGAGCTATACCGCAGTACACTGCGCTTGGAAAAATTCCTGCTCGGCTGCAACGTGGAGAGTGATTAGTACGATAATTGTGCTTGGAAACTTTCAGCCTAAAAAACTGCCTGCAAATTAGGCAGTACGATAAATAACTAATAAAAACAAATGAATTATGGCAACACGAAGAATTAAGTGCGAGGGTTCTCTGTTCATGGAGAGCGTATTCGCGAAGATGCAGGAAATCTACACACACGTTGAGTTCCTTGGTTACGACGGCAAATTTCTTACCGTGGCTTACATTGTCTAAAACCCTGTGCGCAATCATGCGCACGGACTATTAACCAATAAATTACAGAATTATGACAGAAAAAAGACTCACAGAGGCGAGAAGACTCGCAAAGGAAATTCTCCCTAAGGTTCAGAAGATGCAGCGTGATATGTATTTTAACAATCATGTAAACGTGTGCATTGAGCTTTACAACTCCGGCTACAGCTTTTATGTAGATGTTTACAGCACGAGCGACAAGAAGGGCGAGAGCAGGGATTTCCGCGTCGCGTCTTTCAGATTTTACGATTTTTACGAGGCGGAGGAGAACGACGAAACGTTCGAGAGCCTTGCGAAGTACGTAAAAGATAAGTCCGCAGCCTAAAAATCCCCACGATTGTGGGGTCTATTAACCAACCAAATCACAGAATTATGAACACAGAGAAAAATTTTGTAGTGCTTGAGTTTTACCCGAGTTTTACACCGAAAGTCGTGCGTGAGTTTGCAACCCGTGAGGACGCAGTGAAGTTTGCGGAGCTTATGAAGAAAAGCGAGACCGGCAGACATACCTATGCTGTATTTTCACGCATCGAGCCGTAGAGCCTAAAATCGGGCGGTACGATAATTCGTGCCGTCTGCCATTAACCAAACAGAATTATTATGACACAGAATTATTTCGTGTTCCCTCCTTTTGAGGTGTACACAGGCGAGCAACTTACAAAAGAAGTCAAACAGAGTTTAATTGCCCATGGTTTGAAATGCGTTGCGGTTGTCTTCAACTGCGAGAGTTATGAAGATTTCGAACGCAAATACTTCGGCAGATAGCCTAAACAGCGGAGATACAACTCCGCTACTATTAACCAATAAAATCATTGAATTATGCTAAGAGACAGAAATTGCGACAAGAATTTTGAACGTTCGTTGATGTATCAGATAAACAAGGCAAAGATTGCAGCTCGCAAGATGCACAACGCACGCATGACCGACTACAACGATCCGAAATCTGAGAATGATTTTCACGATGCTATGGTTGAGATTGTAGCCATTGCTTATCACGATTGAGCCTAAACAACCCGTTACGTTTTGTCACGGGTTCATTTTATCAACCATTTAAAATTTTAGGATTATGAAAAAGAACCCACGAGATTACAAAGTGAACGGCAAAATGTATGCTTACATCCTTGACTCCATCTCTTCCGATGATGTAGATGTAGAGTCTATGTCTGACAAGGAACGCATTGAGTTTGCGCTTGACACGTTCTACACAGAGAAATTTAAAGATGACAGACGCAGAATGTCCGCTCTTGATTTGCTGACTGAATGGATTGCCGGTCTTTGCTCTACCGTGAATGTAGCCTTTACCAACTATGACATTGCCAAGGTTGGCACGGAGTGGGGTTATTGCAGAACAGACGCAAGAACCTCGCAGTTTGTACGTACATGGTTTGAGCGCATCGCCAATGGTATTCTGCGCCTTGCGAAGATTTACGGCGTGGATATGAGCCGTTTCCGTCGCTAATGCCTTAAAATCCTGCGTGACGATTGCACGCAGGAACTACAACCAACAAATTGAAAATTATGAAAACATATTGTGTAAACCTGAAAGAAACCTCTTATGGTTTTGTGGAAGTGCAAGCCGACAACGAGGAAGAAGCGAAAGAAATAGCTTACAAAGCATGGCTTGACGGCAACGCCAACATGGTCGGAAGTGTAGATTGTGAGCCTTTATCTGTGGAAGAGTCCTAAACGGGGCGCACAAATTCCGTGCGCCTACATTACCAACCAACAAAAATAAGATTATGAAGAAGAAAACTTACAAGACGCTCGCCGGCTTACTTAGAGCAAACGGCGAGCGACAATTCACGATGAGCGACTTTTTAGGCGGACAAATCTACGATAATAAGCATTATAAATGGCGTCCGTTCGAGCTTACCGACAGCGCTCTGCGTGAGCTGTCTGACGGCTTCTGTCAAGCGCTGGGCTGTCAGAAAAGAAAGTACGACGAGGTATTCCACAACATGAAGTACGGCAGAATACAGAACTGCGGAATACTCAGTCGTCTGCGGGTTGAGCTGCGTGGCAACAAGCCGAGCTTTACCTATTGCGTAGGACAGGACGGAGATTATGAGTATCCGCTTGTCAAGAGAATCCTGTATCGTGGTTATTGAGCCTCAACAAATCTGTGCAGCCTATCTGCACAGAACGACGTTTAACCAAATTAATTTCTGAATTATGGCAACAGCAAAAAGAGCATCCGAAAGGAGAAGCAGAACGCTTGCGCAGCAGGCTAAGTCCTACGAGGTGGCAGGCGAGTACGAAATGATGCAGATAATGCACGAGTCGTGGATAAACGGCAATTTCTCCGACTTCAAGCATTATTACAGAGTCTTGAGAATGGAGGACAGACGCAAGTTTGTACACTATCTCTACAACAGCACCGACGAGGGCACATTCTACAAAATGATTGACTCGCTCATGTTCGGTTAGCCTAAATCAATCCTCACTCCCACGGGTGGGGATTTCTATTATCAACCATTTAAAAACAATAGAATATGATTTACATTAAGAGTTTCAAGAATTACGACGAGTTCAAGCAGTTGTTCGGTGTCGTAAAGCACGGCAACGGCGTTGTGTCACGCAAGAACAAGATTCTCTTGGCTTGCCTCAAGGACAGAAAGCTCTTCCACTGGTGGCTCGGCTTCAAGGAGTGGTGCGACAGAACAGGCAACAAATACCTGTATGACTACGACTACCTTCGTGCCACCAACATGGACGACCTGAAGGCTTTTACCAAGTCTATGGTAAGCCGCCTTGTATATAACGACCCAGACAATGACGACACATTGTATCGGATTCATTTTGATATCAACTTCTGCTACGTTCTCTATTCCACTACGCTAAATCTTGACGATCTCAATGGTATATGCACCGACGGAGATTCCAGGTCCATACGTTACGAGAATATAGAGCGTGGAAGAATCTTCAAGATGAAGGCAGGCAAGTTCATCACCAGATGTATCGAAGAGTGCCGCATCCCGCGCGAATATATGCCTGAACAGCTCAAACGCTGGATAGGCGAAGAGTTCGCACGTGATTGGCAGGTCTATGCAGAACAGCGTGTCAGAAATGATTACACCCTGCATGTTGACGACGATTTCGAGGCTATCTATGATAGTGACCGCTGTTTTGGCGACTTTGGAAGCTGCATGACAGACAAAGGACATCACACATTCTATCGTGACGCCATAAAAGCCAAGGCTGCCTACATCACCGACGAAGACGATATGATTGTCGCCCGTTGCATTGTCTATACTGACGTATGGGACGAGAACAACAATCATTACCGCCTCGCCGAGCGTCAATACTCTTCCGGTCAAGACGATGTCCTCAAGCAGATACTTGTTGACAAGCTCATCAAGGCAGGCGAGATTGACGGCTACAAGCGTGTCGGCGCCAGTTGTCACGACAATAGAAATTTTGTTCGAAACAACGGTGAGTCAATGCACGACCTTTCTCTCTACATTGAGTGTAATCTCGAATACAACGACGTTCTCAGTTATCAGGATTCGTTCGTCTATTACGACTACAACGACAACACGTCCTGCAACAACTCTTCTGCGCATTACGATTACGAACTCGATTCCACGGATGAACATTTCGAGTCGGATGGCAATTATTCCGATTGGAACGAGTGCATTATTCCTGAAGGCGATAGCACTTACGACGACTACTACGAAGATTGGATGTATAGCGGGCAAAGCGAAGACGCCATATATCATGGTAGACGCATTCAGATCAACGGAAGTCGCGCAAGCAAAGACTACCGCTGGAACTGGTCTGACTACGAGGACGCTTATCTGCTTGACGACGAATGCTGCTACGTGGAAAAAGAGGAGGAATATCGCCTCCTTGACGACTGCGTAGAGGACATTGACGGCGAATATCAGCTTGAATCAGACTGCAAATGGTCTGATTACCATAACGGATATATCCATGAGGACAATGCCGTATGGAGCAGCATCGCCGATTCATGGCTTGACAGCGAAAAAGACTCCAAATGCGCCGAATGCGGCGAATGGTATCCCGGCAACTATGGCGACGAATGGTATTCAGACATCACCGGCGAATACTATTGTTCCGAGGAGTGTGCCAACAAAGCCGAAGCCGAGTACAGAAAACAACATGCTCTTGTTAGTGTAGCCTAAAACTAAGGCGGGAGGACCTTCCTCCTCCTGCCTTCCAAGTACAACCAATTTAGATTAAAAAACAATAGAATTATGAAAGAATTGAATTTTGACCTGCTCAAGAGTCTTTATTGCGTATTCTCGCCAAGTGACGAAGAAAAGCGCATGTGTCGTTTCATCAAGAAGCACATCAAGAACACTGTCCCCTCAGCCATTGTCACACAGGACGAGTACGGCAATCTCTTCGTCACCAAAGGCGAAGCAGAGAGCTATCCTTGCCTGTGCGCACACATGGACCAGGTGCAGCATCTTCATCCCAAGGACTTCGTGTGCGTTGAGAGCCAAGGAGTCATCTTTGGCTACTCGCCAAAAGTCCGCAAGCAGTGCGGTCTCGGTGCTGATGACAAGAACGGCATATTCATCGCCCTGCAATGCCTTGAGCGTTACGACGTTCTCAAGTGTGCGTTCTTCGTGGGCGAAGAGATTGGATGCGTAGGCTCAAGCGCCGCCGACATCAGCTTCTTCAGCGATTGTCGCTTCTGTGCTCAGATAGACCGTCGCGGCAACAGCGATATGGTCACAAGCATTTCCTTTGATAATATCTGTTCTGACGAGTTCATCAAGGACGCCGACTGCACAAGCTACGGCTACGCCGTCAGCACGGGTCTTATGACCGATGTCGAGGCATTGCGCAGAAACGGTGTCACCGTATCGTGTATCAATATGTCCTGCGGTTATTACGAACCGCACACCGACCATGAGTTCACAGTTATCGAGGACGTCCAGAAGTGTTACAGCTTTGTCTGTCACCTCATCGAGCATTGCACGTCTGTCTATCCTTACGAACCTGACGAAGAATGCGGCTGTGCCAGCTATGGCAGCGACAACTATTGGGAGCGTTACTGCACGTGTTGGGATTACGACGAGTGTCTCGAATATTGTTGCGAGTCCCTCTATAACGACCCGAAGCTTACGCTCGAAGAATTTTCGGACAATATTAAGGGCTACTATCGTCTTGATAAAAAACAGATTGCCGAGATTTACGATACGGCACGCAGCTACGTCGATTCCGAAACAGCCTAAAAAAGGACTTACGGAGCAGCCTGAAAACCGCCACGCCTTTGTGCGTGGCACCATCAACCATTAAAAAAACAACGAATTATGGAAAAGAATATTGTAGAGTATTGGATGTACAAGGGCGAGATTACCGAAAAGGTAGCCGACTACATCAGTGTCAAGAATTTTGCCAAAGCGATAGAGGCTCTTTATCGCGAGTGTTTGGAAGACTACGAGAACTCTGAGGACATAGAGGAATACCTTGCCGATTTCGAGGGTTTCAATATTCAATCTCTCGCTTGGGATTTTACCAAGAAAGCAAACAGAGATATGAAAGAATACCTCCACATGCAAAATCATCACATGGTCGGCAATTTCGCCGACATCGAAGGTGACTATCCCGCTCACATCACGGGCACACGTTGGTCTTCGGAGTATGCCGGCGACGACTACTTCCGTCTGTTCCCTCAAATGGTTGCACGTTTGGATGCAGCGGAAGACAGCAAGCAGGCTGACGAGGACAGGGCGTGTCTCATGGATTGGTATTTTGACGCCTTCGGAACGTTCGGCATCAAGTACAATTTCCAGGGCTTTCTTTCGGATATTGCCTATAGGCTCGAAGGGCAGCGCGTTACCGCCTAAACCGCCTCCCTTCGGGGAGGTGCAACTAACTAACAGATTACAGAATTATGGGAAAGTCAATCAGAACAAAATTGGAGATGTGGACTTCATGGGGTTATTGTATGACTCCGCAGATATTCAGTTCGAGAAGCGAGGCGTTGCAGTACGCACGTGAAATGCGTGACAACGGCTATATTTTCGGTTTCAGAGCGTCTCCTGTCTAAAAAGTCCGCAGAAATGCGGATGCAATTAACCAACAAACAGAAGAATTATGGCATTACAATGGAAATGGACTGACAAGATGGGCAAGGCAATCATCCGTCAGAACGAGAGAAAGTACGAGATTGGCATCTACGGCGGCAACGCTCTTGCGATATTCATCAGTGAGGACAAAGACTCATACCAGCTCTACAATTTCATTACGGACGAAAGACACCTCGGCATCATTAAAGAGAACGAGTTCAAGATGTTCTACGACGAGGTGGTGAGCATTGAGCTGAACGTATGCAACAAGAACGCACTGAAGATACTCCCTCTCCTCGCAAAGGAGGCGGGCGAAGTGCGCTGCTACTACAATGAGTCAGAGTAACATGGCTTATCCGTTGGGGAAAGAAACCACAATCGGAGCGACACCGACAACGGAACAATATTAACCAATTTTTAAGAATTATGAAGAAATATTATGTATCAGTCACAGAGACTTTAAACAAGGTAGTGAGTGTTGACGCTGAGAGCGAGATAGAGGCTTTACAGAAAGTGCATGATGCCTATGATAATAGCGATATTATTCTCGATAACGACGATTTCTGCGGAGAAACAGTAGAGACAGAAGATGACCAGGAATTCTATGCCGATTACGAGAAAGAGAATGGTGAGACTTATCAGCACATAGACTAAGCCAAACGGGGAGAGCAATCTCCCTACCAATAACCAAAACTTTAAGAATT